CATCGACGGGCCGCGGGACGACGGTGCTTCAGTGGCGCTCGTGCGTCAGTGCGAGGCCGTGGCGCGTCGAGCCGTGCCGGCAGGGCGCCTCGTCGTGCGCGGCAAGAATCTCGGTGTCGGCCTGCACCAGACTGGCGCGCGGCGCTTCCTGTTCGAGGAGCAAGGCTACGACGAGGTGATTCAGGCCGAAGACGACGTCGAGCTCGCGCCGTGCGCGCTCACAGCGCTAGGCGCGCTGCACCATGCGCGGCCGGGCCTGATCGGGCACAGCTTCATGGACACGCGCTCGCATGACGACAAGCTGCGCGCGCTGCACGACGTTCGTCCGGGGACCGCGCTGGTCTGCGCGCTGATCACTGGCGCGGTGTACGACGCGACGGCCGAGGTCATGGACACGTACGCCGAGCGGTTCCTCATGCCGCTGCACCAGCGCGGGCGCGCGTACAAGTGGCGCGACGATGACGCCATCCGCGCGTTCCTGTCAGACCTCGTCGGGTTCGACGTCACACCGCTGTACCCGACGAGCCAGGACGCAACCCTGCTTGCTGCGTGCGTCGCGGCCGGCGTGCCGACCTGGTCGCCGACCGTGAACCACATCCGGCACGTCGTGGACACCGGCGAGCACGTGCTGCCCAGCTCGCGCGTCGGTGTCGCCTGTCGAGAGACCAAGCTGCATAAACTCCCGGGCGCGGCCGTAGTCACCGCGCTGTCCGACCCGCGGATGGACGACACGTCGCCGCCGCTGGGCAGCTCGCGCAGTTACCCAGCAGCAAGCCTGCTGCGGCTGTACACGGAGGCGCGGCCGAAGACCGCCATCCAGTACGGCATCACGCCCGCGACGCCTGCGCTGCTCGGGTTGACCGAGGGCGAGCTTCACACGGCCGAGGTCGAGCGGGCGTGGCTGGAACGTGTTGCGTTTGACGTGGCCGCGACAGCCTTCCGCGAGCGCTGGCGTCCGTACGGGCACCGCCCATTCGCGGCCGTCGCGCGCCTCGACGACGCGCTCGCGCTGACGCCGGGCTTGCCTGCTGCGGCGGACCTGGTGCTCGTGAACGCGCCGGCCGGTGGCGCGAGCGCTCGAGCAGGCGCGCGTCGAGTGGCGCCCGGTGGGTTGCTGCTGATCGATGACCCGCACGCGCGCCCGCCTACAGGGAACTGGCAGCGTGTCGAAGCAGACGGCGCCGCGGCGTTCCGTCGAGGAGGTACGACATGAACAACGTGGACGAGGGCGGACGGCGGCTGGCCGAGGGACTCCGGAAACAGCGCAGAGCGGAAGCCGCTGTCCGTCGACGCGCAGCCGCCAAGGCGCGGCCGCCGGCGCCCCCGCCGGACGCCGAGCAGGTCGTCGCGGTAGCAGCCGAGGACATGGCGCGGTTCGCCGAGCTGCACCAGCAGTCGCAGACCGAGCGCCTGCGCTTCGCGGACATGGCGGCGCAGGCGATGCAACAGCTCGCGCCCCAGCTCGTGACAATGGGCACGGCGAACAAGGACGTCCGGGAGGCGATCGAGCACCTCGCGGAGAAGTACCAGATCGCGCCCAAGGTGGAGGGTACGGACGCTGTGTGGGAGCTGCTGCCATCCAAGGGCGGCTTCGTACGCCGCGAAGACGTGCCGGCCGAGACCGTGCCCACCGCCGAGGTCCCCGCTGCTGACCCCGAGCCCGACCCGGACAAGATGCACGGGGCCGGCGACGGGCAAGGCGGCTCTGATTACTGATGTGATAGGCTAGGCTCGCCGTGTCAGGGCCGGCCGTACTCAACTTCGTCGTCCAGAACCTGCGGGCCGTCCGCCAGTTCTACGACGAGATCCGCGTACACCGCTCCACGACAGGCCGCAACGGCGCCTACGCCGAGGTCACGGGCGCCGGCGCCGCGGAGTACCCGCGCATCCCGCTCCGGGACGACCGAATCGTCTACGAGTTTGCCCACCGCCAGGGCGACCCCACGGACTGGTACCGGATCACCTACAGCCTCTCCACCGACAACACGGTGGAGTCGTCGACGTGCGACCCCATCCGCGCCGATCTCGAGCAGGTGCGGGACGTCATTACCGCGCAGGAGATCAAGACCAATTACCTGTTCGGGCTCGACCTGACGGACGACTTCGGCAACGAACTGCCCGACAGCGTCTTCGAGTGGTACGCGCTGGCCGCGGTGGACCTGCTGGAGTCGCAGATCGACACGGCCATCCGCACGAGGGTCATCGACAGCTCCGCGACGGATGGCGGCATCTCCACACCGGGCGACGAGTTCCACGACTTCTTGGTGCAGGAGTACTACAAGTTCATCTGGCTGCAGGTGGACCGGTACCCAATCATCAGCGTGGACCGCCTGCGCCTGGTGCTGCCGAACGGCCAAGAGGTCATCAACTTCGACCCGAGCTGGTTCAAGGTGAACAGCGCCAAGGGCCAGATCATGATCATCCCGAGCTCGGGCTCGGTCGCGACGATCACGCTTGGGCAGTCCGGTGCGTGGCTCCCGCTGGTGTACGGCTGGACGGACTTCATTCCGGAGGTCTTCGAGATCCGCTACACCGCCGGCCACGCCAACGGCGTGCCGGCCGCGCTCAAGAACCTCGTCGGCAAGATGGCCGCGATCGGCCCGCTGGCGATTCTCGGTGACCTGATCATCGGGGCCGGTATCGCCGAGCAGAACATCTCGATGGACGGGCTCATGCAGGGCGTCCGCAGCACCGCGTCGGCGACCAACTCCGGCTTCGGTGCACGCGTCCGGCAATACCTCGCCGAGATCAAGCAGGAGCGCAAAGACCTCTACCGCTACTACCGCGGTATCCCGATGCAGGTGGCGTGATGGCGGCGGCCTCGGACGTCGTTGGGCTGCCGTACAAGCTCAACCCGCGGGTGGACTTCGACATCACGCGGTTCGAGAAGCTCATCGAGCGGAGCCCGCGCTTCGTTTGGGAGCGCAGCTCGTTGTGCCCGTGCGCGGACAACAACACGCAGACGCAGCAAGCCGACGCGACCTGCGCGCTGTGCAACGGGACCGGCTACTTCTGGTTCGGCCCCAACGGCTACGTCGTGGACGAGGACATCGTCGGCGAGCTCACTCAGGCACAGAAGAGTGTGCAGTCCCGCAATGGCGGCGCGGTCATCCGCGGCTTCATGGCCAGCTCTCAGATGATGCAGACGGGTCGCGATCGGCTCGGTGTGTGGTTCTGGGGTCAGATGCGCGTTACCGTGCGGCCCGAGAACAAGCTCGGGTACTACGACCGCCTCATCAACCTCGACGAGTCCATCGTGTTCACCGAGACGCTGGCGTTGGACGGCACCGCGACGTCCCAGCTCCGCTACCCAGCCATCGACGTGTACGAGCTGCGCAGCCTCACGACGCGCTACACATGCGGCGTACACTTTGACCTCGTCGACGGGGACGTCTCGTGGCTCGGCGGACAGGAGCCCGACGCCGACACGCGCGTCGCGGTGCACTACCTCTGCCACCCCGCGTGGATCGTCATCAACTTCCCACACGTCGACCGCGCGTCGACCACGCGCGCGAAGACGCGGACCGCAGCTGGGCAGCCGTCGCCGCCGCCAGTGCCGCAGTCGCTGCCAGTGCAGGCCGACGTGAAGCTCGAGTTCGAGCGGGAGGGCGACTGATGCTGGACACTGGGGAGGGCGACTGATGCTGGACATCAGCTTCGATGGCGGACCGCGCTACGCCGACAGCATGGAAGAGGCCACGACCGGTGTGCGTCGGGACATCCTCGAGAGTGTCGGCCGCGAGCTGCGCGAGCGCTGGGTGCAGATGGTCGAGCGCGAGGTCTCGCCAGAGATCGCCGCGATCTACGTCGAGGCGATCTCCGAGCCGATCATCATCGGCGACAGTGTGTCCGTGGAGCTGAACGAGGACCACCACGTCGTCGTCCGCACCGTCGAGCACGGCCAGCGAAGCGCGGACCTCAAGGAGTCGTTGCTCCGCTCGCCCAAGGCCAAGGTCTCCAAGGAGGGCAACCGGTACATCGACGTCCCGCTGGTCTACAAGGACCCGCGCATGGTCGCGCAGCGGCGCGTCTTCCCGTCTCAGCTGCTCCCGTTGTTCCGGGCGGCCAAGGACCCGCGTGCGACCATCATCCCGCGCAATGCGGACCACGGGCTCGCGCGGCTCCGCAAGGACCCGCCAGAGTGGAAGAAGCGCCACAACACGCCGATGAACCGCTTCCAGGGTGTGAAGTTCCGGCGCGTCTCGGACAAGAGCACCAGCTGGATCTCGCAGACCACGTCGGCGCACAACTTCGCTGATCGCATGCAGCACGTCGTGGCCCAGGTCGTCGACAGCGCGATCGACAAGGAGCTGAAGAGGGGCCGCCTCGCATGATCGAACGGTTCATCTACACCGCGCTCGCCGACGGCATCGCCGAGCTCACCGACGAACCCGTCCGCCTCGAGCGCATCTTCGACTTCTTCCAAGGGCTCGACGACGAGGAGGTCGCCAAGATCCGGACGTACTTCGCGAGCGACCCGCCGAACGTCATCCACAACTTCCCGCGGGAGAACAGCCCGTTCCCGCTGTACGCCATCGTCCTCAAGAACGAGTCGGAGCCGACCAAGTTCCTCGGCGACTTCGCCGGCCAGATCACCGATCTAGACCTGGAGGCGTACGAGGGCTTCGAAGCCGACGGCGTCGACGGCTCCGAGGTGTTCGGCTCCATCTACCAGCACGCGTTCAACATCATGGTGTACGCGAAGCACCCTGATGTGTGCATCTGGTACTACCACATCGCCAAGTACCTCATGACGCGCGCGCGCGCCTTCTTCGTGGACTGCGGCCTGTTCGACATGGAGCTGGGCGGCCAGGACGTGGCGCCCGATCCTCGCTACACGCCGGCCTTCCTGTTCGCGCGCACCCTGCGCTTCTCCTGCCAACGCCAGTTCGAGGTCGTGGGCGAGCCCGCAGCGTCCGACGCCGAGGGCGGTGGCCGCGTCCGGGCGGTGGCCGGCATTCACGTCGCCGGCGGCTCGAACACCACCGCTGACGGCGACGACCCGGTGCCCGGGGTCAAGACACTCGTCACGCCCTACAATACAGAGTAAAAGGGAGGGGACGTGGCTACGAGACGAACCAGACGACGAGCTCCGTCGAAGCCGGTCACGCCCGAAGTGGCACCAGCGCCGGTCGCGCCGCCCGAGCCCGAGCTCCCCCGCGTCAAGCTCGTCGTGTTCACCCAGAACTCCGGCGTCCACCCGGTCCGCATGGCCGGCTTCATCCGCAAGATGAAGGGGATCAAGCCCGAGCGGCGAACGATGGTAGAGTGGCGGCAGACGTATGAGGCGTTCCTACGCGCCCCCATCGTAGGATAGAGGTACTGAGAGATGACGGCGACCACGATCTTCTTCGACGGACGACTGACGGCGGTTCCCGGTGTCGAGACGCGCGTGGACGCGTCTGCGCTCGAGCAGGTGGGACTGGGCGCGAGCGGCGTGGTGGGGCTCATCGGCACAGCCGTGGGCGGCCGGCCCGTCAGCTCCTCGATTACCCTCGACCAGTTCATCCAACTGAACAGTCCGCGAGCAGCTCGGGACACCTTCCGCAGCGGCGACTTGCGCGAGGCGTGCTCGATCGCGTTCGAGCCCTCGACCGACGCGGCCATCCCGGGCGGCGCGCAGTCGATCATCGCGATGAAGGTCAACCAGGCCACGCAGTCCACGCTGGTCCTGTCGAACGGCATCGGTGATGCGCTCACCTTGACCTCCGAGGACTGGGGCGCGTTCACCGAGCAGATCAGCGTCTCGGTCGCCACTGCCAGCGCAGGCGCCTTCGGGCGGCTGCTCACCGTCGTCTTCGAAGCGACGACCGAGTCCGGCGACGGCGTCGGGCAGGTCGACAGCACACTCACCGGCGAAGAGACGGCGATGTTCCAGCTCGACTACGAGCCCACTACGGGCGAGGGCGGCTGGGAGACGATGACAGCCGATGCGCTGCCCGCCGGCACCGTGCGCTGCTACGGCACGCGCGAGGACGAAGGGCAGTCGGACGAGGTCGCCGACGTAGCGCCTGGCGCATTCCCTGCGACCATCGAGGCGGTCTCGTCGGCCGCCGGCGACACCACGCAGACCGTCACGGTGTACGGGCTCGACAACTCGGTGACGCCCGTAGCGATCACCGAGACCCTCCAGCTCAACGGCGTGGTCGCGTCGCCGGCGAGCGCGCAGACCTTCAGCAAGGTCCTCGGCGCGACCATGAGCGCGGCGGCCGTGGGGACCGTCACGGTGGACGTCTCCGGCGGCGGTGCGACCTGCGTGTCGTTCGGGATCGGCGTGACCGCTCGAGGCGTGACGCAACCTTCGGGCATGTTCGTCGGCAACGCCGCGATCGTGCTGACCACGAACGACGCGACGCCGAATCGTGACGGCGCGACGGCCACGGCTGACGTGGTGGTGAGCGGGCTGGCCGCCAATGGCGCGGCGCAGGTTGTCCGCGTGCAGGTCAACGCACAGACCTTCATCCTGTCGAGCGTCACGTGGTCGCGCATCGACCTCGTCGCCTACGGCGAGATCGATCAGGCAACCGGCGTGGACACCACGATCCACGCCATCGCAGCCCAGACGAACAGCGCGCACGACACGCTGACGAAGGTGCAGGACTACTTCAACGCCCGGCAGGTCGACAACCCGACCCTCGGTGCGCAGGAGTACGGCTTCACGTTCACGATGCGGTCGGCGAGCACGGGTCTCGACCCGGCGCTGCTCGACTGGACGAACACGCCGACGAACATCTTCAACCAGACCACGCACGCCGGCTTCAGCGCCGTGCTCAACGCGATGGTCAACTACTACAACACGAGCTCGGACCTCGTGACGGCGGTCCGGACCGCGTTCACCGCGAAGGTGTACACGCTGCAGGTGCTGACCAACGCAGCGGGCAGTTGGGTCGTCAACGTCGACGGCACAGCCGTGACTGGCGCGGGTGGGGCCGATGCAGACGCGACGGCTGCGGCCATCGTCGCGGCGATCAACACGCACCCGACGGTCTCGCAGCTCGTCACGGCCGTGGCGACCAGCACCGCCGGCGGCTTCACGATCACCGGCGACACAGCGCGGACTGCGCCGGGCTACGTCGTCACCGTGGATGCCGCGCCCGGCGTCGGCGCGTGGGGTGCAGCGACGCCGGCGCTGACGACGGCACAGGCCGGTAGCGGCCAGGCGCCGGACAACGTCACGAACCAGTTCCTCGCGGGTGGCAGCGAGGGCGCTGCGACCTTCGACGACTACCAGGAGGCGCTCGACCAGCTCCGCAAGGTGGACTGCAACACCATCGTGGTGCTCACGGGCGATCCGTCCGTGCACCTCGCGCTCGAGGCGCACTGCGCGTACATGGGCGGCGCCGGCAAGTCGGAGCGCGACGGCATCGTGGGTTTGTCTGCCTTGGACGCGAGTGAGGACCCGACCGGCGTGCTGCCGGCCAAGGCGAGCATCAAGTCGCAGATCCTCTCGATCAACTCCCGACACGTCCGGGCCTGCGCGCAGACCATCGACCGCCCGAACACGGCGGGCGTCTCGACGACGTTCATGCCCTGGTTCCAGGCCGTGGGCGCTGCGGGCATGCAGGCCGGCTCGCCGGTGGGCACCAGCCTCACCCGCAAGACCATGAAGGTCACGTCGCTCGGGCAGGACAGCTCGTGGGACCCGGTCGAGGACGCGCACGAGATGATCCTCTCGGGGCTGTGGTTCATGGAGGCGCACCGGACCGGTCGGCGCTGCGTCCGGAACATCACGACGTACCTGCAGTCGGTCAACCTGGCCTTCGTCGAGGCGTCGGTGAACGAGGCAGTGAACTTCACCGTGTTCAACTTCCGGAACGCCATGGAGACGGTGGTCGGGGAGCCAGGCTTCGCGGGCACGCTGGCGGCCGGCAAGAGCGCGGCGCAGACCATCCTCAACCTGCTGCTGCGAGAGGGCACCATCGTCCAGTGGCGGGCGCTCTCGCTGACGCTCGCGGCGGATGTGATGGACGTGAGCGTGGAGGTCGCGCCCATCATCCCGGTCAACTTCGTCCGGGCAACGGTCCACCTGGTCACGTTGTCCCAGGCGGCGTAAGGAGTAGTTCATGGCGGCACCGGCTTCACAACGCGCAGGCATCACGAAGGGCAAAGTCGCCACCGGCGCACGCGTCCACCTGGCGATCAAGCAGAAGCCGGTGGGCTACGCGACGATTGCTTCGTACAGCGAGACGATCGGCTACGACCCCGTGGCCGTGCTCGACCAGATGGAGATCGCCGAGCACGTGCCGGTCAGCTACGACGTCACGTTCACCGCGGCGCGGCTGTACATCGTCAAGAAGTCGCTCAAGGAGATCGGCTTCATGCCGCAGTGGCCGTCCGGCCAGGGCAGCGACCAGCTCCTGCTGAACATCCTCGCGCTTGGCGAGATGACGGCCGACATCATCGACCAGCAGGAGAGCACGCTGGTCAGCCTCGAGGGCGTGCGGGTCACCTCGCACAACCTGACGTTCGGTGCCCGGAGCATCGTCGGCGAGGACGTCGCGTTCGTCGCCATCCGCGCCATCGACGCGGTCGAAGCCCCGTAGGTTACTGTCCGTACAGCCCCAGTTCTGGTAGAACGCGGACATGGTCCGCAAGCGAACGCCCGCCAAACCGTCTACCACCGCAGCTGCTGCGGCCGACCTCCGCGCCCAAGCGGCCGATCTGGCCCGCACGCCGCTCGTCGCCGCACCCGATCCAGAAGACGAAAAGGACGCGGCCGAGGCCGAGCTCGACGCGACCGAGGTCACGTTCGACTTCAAGCACGTCGACCGGCGCGGGAACACGCACGAGGGTGTGTTCACCAATCGCATCCTGACCGTCGGCGAGCAGCAGGCCGCGGCCGCGACGGCTGCGCGGCTGGCTGGCGGTCTGCCGTTCGAGTCGCTGGACCCCGGCTCCGCGGCGCTCAACGACGCCATCGCGCACATGGCGCTGTCGTTCACCGACGCCAAGACCGGCGACTTCCGCGGTCCGAGCTGGGCACAGGACCTCCGGACGCTCTACGAGCAGGAGATCATCCTCGAGCTGTGGAAGAAGGTGGTGGCGCACGAGCGCCGTTTCTTTCGACTGGACGAGGTTGCAGAATCTGGCCAAGAACCCGCCGAATGACGACCTCGGCGCACTTCAGCGCTGGTGGTCCGACAAGTACAAGCTGCCGCCGAACGACCCCCGGTTCATGGACCGGCCGTTCGCGATGCACGTCCGAGACTTCCTCGAGGACCTGACGCAAGTCCTGGGGCGCGTCGAGCAGCAGCTGCGCATGGGCGAGGCTGGTGAGGACCAGACCGAGTTGGAGGAGACAAAAGAGACCATTCAGCGCATTCTGGGCATCGACACCGACTCCGCAGCCGCGTGGCAGGACGAGGTCGAGAAAGCGCTCGAAGAAGGTAGAATGCCGAACTGGGGCGCATGAGGCAGTAGATGACAGGCAAAAAAGTCGACGTCGAGCTCATCTACAAGGCCAAGCTGCGCCGTGCTGACCTGCTGGAAATCCAGAAGCTCTCACAGACTGTCGGCGCCGCCATGGGCGCCCGCGAGCTGGAGAAGGTCAGCCGCGTCCTCAAGGAAATCAAGAGCACCGTCGTCGACATCCACAGCGTCGGCGGCGGCGTCCAGAACGCGATAAGCGGATCGGTCCGAGCGTCCAGCTTCACGCGCGCAGGGCGGCCGGGCACCAACTATTACATCCCCGGACGCAAGGGTACTGCGTCGCTGGGCGCTGCGATGGCGCACCAAACTGCATACCTCTCGCAGATTTCGGCGGCGGGTGGGACGCCGCAGGCGATCGGCGAAGCTGCGGGGCTTCTGCAGGGAATGATCGGGCACCAGGCGCAGCGGACAGCCACCCTGCAGGCTGCGCAGCAAGCTCGGCATGCTCGCATGCAGATGATCCCGCACCCGACGCTGTACGGCGGGGGCGGTGCCGTCATGACACCAGGCGCGCAGGCTGGAGGCTCGGCTGCGACTCGCGCTAGCTTCGCGGGTCCGGGGTGGGGCTGGACGCGGTCGCTAGGCGGCTGGGCGGGCGGTGGCAGTGGTGGTGGTGTGCCGTCGCGGTTGCAGCTCACTGCGCAGGCTGGACCTTGGGCCTACGGGTCAGGCGCGGCTTATGGCCCTGCGCGCGCCAGCTCGGATCTGCTCGACCGCGGCCGCTTCGCGCCGAGTCTCAGGGCGACGCCGACTGCGGTGCACGGTCCTGCTGCCGGTGGTCCACAGCTGCAACTAACTGCGTGGGCCACCTCGCTGGGCGCGCCGTCGATTCGAGGTGCGCAAGGACTCCGGAACGAACGCGGGCAACTGCTTCTACCTGCGTACACGAGCATGTCTGGTGGTTGGTCGCAGCAGTACGATCGAGTTGGACCGGGTCCTCTGGGCGGCGCGGGGCACGGCTCGTGGCCTGCGACAGCCAACCCGCGTACAGCCGGCACCGGCGGAGGCAATGGTGCGTCGTGGCAGCTGTACCGCGCGTCGCTGCGCGCAGGCGTTCCAGCTCAGCAGGCGGCCGCTGCTTACCGCGCCGGTGACGACTCGGCGCAGATGAGTCTGGCCGATGCTGCGGCAGCCGGCGCAGGCGCTGGCGGCGGCGCTGGTGGCGCGCTTGGTCGACTGGCCGGCAAGGCCGCAATAGTTGGGTACGCGCTGCGCCGCGCGCCCCAGATGGCCAGCGGTGCTACGTGGGGCATGGGCTTTGGCGAGGCTGCCTTCGGGGGCGTGGGCGCTTTTCTAGGCGGAGCGTTGGGGCTTGCCATGGGTCCGCAGTTCCGCGCGGTCGGTCAGCGCATGATGAAGGACGCGGCCGGAACCAACCAGTACCGACTCGCAGCGCAGGGCTTCTACAGCATCGCAGGCGAGCCGGGCACGCAGTACGGCAGCGAGATTGGCGGCCACCTCCGAGGCGCGGGCGCCGCTCTTGGCTTCGACCCGGCACAGACGGCGCAGATCGCGGCCCGCACGGCACGCGGCGCGGGCGGGTGGGCTGGTCCTGGGATGGACCAGAACGTCATGCTCGGCCTCTTCGGTGCACGTATGGGCTTGTCCAACAAGGCCGTGGGTAATCTCAGCTTTGCAGGTCGCCGAGGCGGACTCGGCATGAGCGGTCGCATGTTCGCTGAGCACGCGTGGATGGGCGGCTTGGGATCAGGCCTCGAGGGGGGCGAGCTTGTCGACCTGCTAGAGACGGCAGGCCGGGACGCCAGCGTGTTCCGGTCAACGGGTATGGGGACGAGTCGCAGCGGCTTCCAGGGTGCGACCGGGGCCAGCCGCGGCCTGGGCATCGACACGTTCCAGGGCTCGCGCATTGGCCACGGCTTGCGCCAGTCCGGGCGCTCGCGGTCGCTCCGCGGCCCGCAAGGCTTCCTCGACGTGCTGATGTTGCAGCAGTTCGGTGGGCTCGGGCGTCTCGGCAGCGGCGTGTCCTTCAGCGCGCTCCGCAGCGCGCGGAAGCGGATGGAGTCCGGCGCAGGCTTCACGCCAGGCAACATAGGCAGCTTCGTCGACCGTCTGATCCAGATGGGCGGCGGCGGCGCCGGCGGTGAGTACCTCGCGCAGCAGTCACTGCTGGAGCTCGGCGTCCCGGTGGGCACTGGTCTCATGGAGGAGATCGGCCAGTACCGCTCGACGGGTCAGATGCCGCAGGGCGTGGTCGACGCGTTCCGGAAGGGCGGCGCCAAGGCCGGCGGCTTCGCGGCCGGTGGCGGGCTCGCCGGGCAACTCGAGGGCACGACCGACTCGCAGCTCGGGCAACTCGCCGCGGCGGCGAACCGCGTGCATGAGGCCGCGATGCAACTCGAGGGCGGACTCGTCGCCATGCAGAAGGCGCAGGCGCGGATCACCGAGAGTCTCGTGTTTTACGACGGCGCCGTGCAACGCGCAGCAGCAGGACTGACGCGCGTTGGCGACATCGTTGAGGGGATCGGGGCGTTCTAGCGTGCCAAAGCCGAGCCACAACGCCACGGGCAACCGCTCCGGGACGTTCCGCGGGTCCGAGGCCAGCGGCGCGAAGGTGAGCGTCTACGGCCACGCCGATGAGCCCGGGATGCCCGAGGCGCGGAAGCACGCGCTGCACTTCGACTCGCGCGTGCCCGGCGTCAGCGACGACCACTTCCGTCTGATCGCGTGCGAGACGCGCAAGCGCGTCGACGGCAGCGCAGGCACGTTCACGTTCGCTGTGAAATCGCGCGACCCGAACGTGGACCTGCGCGACCTCATCGTCGACGACGACTGGGTCGACATCTCATTCACGCGGCACGACCGGAGCTTCCACGTCATGCGCGGCTTGGTCGACGTCGTCGCGCCGGCCATCTCGGCTTCAGGCACTGGCGCAACCGAGACGGTCTACGTCGTGTCCGGGCGCGACTTCACCAAGATCTTCGAGCTGACACCGGTGTGGTTCGACCGCATCACCGACGGCGACTACGCCGGTGCGGCGCTCACGCGGATCATGGAAGAGACCGAGGGCGTCTTCGGCAACGTCGCGAAGGTCGTCTCGAATGTCCTCGGCGGTTTCCTGCAGGAATTCGATAAGCTGGGCCGCGCGACGTGGGTGCTGCCGCCTTCGATGCCGGGCGGCCAGGCGACCTTACAGGTCACGCAGTTCGGCAAGCCGTTCCTCAACAAGACGCTGTTGAAGCCGCCGCCGACGACATTCCAGCTCCAGATCCCGCAGACGGCGGCCATCCAGACACCCGCGGTGTCAATCCCCACTGGTGGCCGCAACTTCCTCAACGACCTGGTGTACTTCACCGAGCACTGGATGAACGACCCGCCGCGTGCGAGCTCGCTCAACCCGGTCTACTTCGACCCGCAGAACACGTACCTGTGGCCGCTTGCGCAGCACTACTCGGACCCGGCGCTGTGCGAGCTGTACTGCGACCTCGTGTCTGCCGACTCGCCCAACACAGTCGCCTACTTCCACGATGACCAGGCGAGCACGCCCGACACGACCAAGATGGCGCTGATCCTCCGCGACCGGCCGTTCCTGACGGCAGCCCGGCACGAGGTCGGCGCGAACGTGAACGAGCCGGATCCCAAGAAGCCCGAAGCGCTGTCGTCGGGCCCATGGTTCAACCGCATCCCGATGTACACGGTCGACCGCGGTGACTGCGTGGCCATCCAAACAGCGCGGAGCGGAGCTGAGCGCAAGAACATGTTCATGGCGGCGCCCGCGATCTTCCAAGAGAGCCTGAAGGCGTGGCCCGAGCTCCAGACGCCGCTCATCAGCGTGAACGACGTGAGCCGCCACGGCGTGCGGCGCATGGACGTGATCACGAACTACGCGACGTCATCGACTGATGTGGACTTGGGCGGCTCGCCGCTGGGCCTCGCGCTCAACTACCGCGAGCGCATCCGCGACTTCCACTGCATGAACCACCTGTTCTACAGCGGCAACGTGCCGCTAGCGATCGGGCGCCCGGACATCCGCGTCGGCGGCCGACTGCGCATCCGTGGCGATGACCCCGAGCGCGACGAGACGTACTACATCGAAGAGGTGCGCAACGCCTGGCAGGCGCCGGAGAGCCTCTCGCGCGCTGGCGGGCTCAACACGACGATCGGCGTGACGCGCGGCTGGCGCGGTACCGACCGGTCGCTCACGAAGACGTTCACGACGGTGCGCGACGAGTACAACGACGCGGCGATCCAGAAGGAGCTCAGGGACCATCAGGACGCGATCAAGGCGCGCGGGGAGGACAGCTGATGCCGCGTATCGGTGCGCAACCCCGCTTGCAGTCGAGCACGCAACGATCTGGCGGCATCCCGCTGGTACGCTCCGCGCGCGGCGTGCTGATGCGCGGCGTGATCGTCCGTACGCACTCATTCGATGCCGACCCACAGGTCGCCTGCATGGATAGGCGTACGCCACCCGTCGCGCAGTACGCCGACGTGCTCTGCTACACGAGCATGCGCGGCGGCCGCTACCATTACTTGCCGCGGTGCCTGGTCACACGCGAGTCGGGGGGCGTGCACGACGGTGACATCGCCGCGCCACGGCCGAACAAGCACGGCTTCGGGCGCCTGACGAGCGGCAACGACTTCGTCAATACAAAGACGAGCCCCGCGATGATGGACGGCGATCACGTGCTCGTTGGCTTTCTCGACGACCGTTGCGAGCAGGGCGTGATCCTCCGGCACTTGCCGCACCCCCGCGCCGACACCGGCAAGGCGGCCGACGCCGAGCTGGGAGACCGACTCCGGATCACAGGCGACGGCGAAACCGGCGACGGGACGCCGCGTGCGATCAAGCACCAGGGCGTGGTGGTTGGTGTCACCGCGAACGGCGGGTGGCTCCTCGACGCGCGGCGCGCACATCGCGGCTTTGCCGGCGACGGCACGGCTGGTGGCGGCGGCGGCTACGACGCCAAGACTGGCGACGAGGTCGCGAGCACGCAGATCGACCCGGCGACGAACTTCGCAGCGGCCGGCAACGTGCGCATCCGCATGCCGGACAACGCGCCGTTCGCCGTCGAGTATCCGCCCGTCGGTAACCAGGACGCGGCCGAGCGCTTCCGCATGCTTCAGCGTGCGGGTTCGGAGTCGACGGCAGAGCTGATGTCCGACCTCGTCCGCATCGGGTCGCCGGTCGTGGGCGTCGACGCTGACGAGGCAGCCGTGCTCGGGACGACGTGGGGCGACGCCCGGAACACGCTGAATCGCGACGTCGACACCCGGCTCGAGAACATTGCGAACGCTACGGCCACACTCGTGACGAAGACAGCCAACTATGCTGGGGGCAGCGGCGTAACGGCGCCTGGAGGCGTTGCTACAGCGTTGGCCGACACTAAAACCTTCGCGATCGCTGTGGGCGAGTTCCTCGCCGAGTTGCTCATTCAGATCTCCGCCATCCGCCTGTCGATCGACTCGTTCGAGCGGCCCACGACAGGCGCCGACCCCTCGTCCGAGGAGGCCAACGCCTACCTGTCGAACCACGTATACTTCGTGGAGGAGACGACGTGATCCAGCTCATCCCCACAACGGCGGCCGACGTCACCGAGCAGGCACGCCAGGCGGCAGACGATAAATACTGGAAGAAGTTCCTGTACTTCTTCGAGCTACGCATCCCCAAGGTCGCATTCGAGGGCCGGAGGGGCGCAGCGATGATGCCGCTGGTCCTCGCGCCGCAGCGCATGACGATGGGCGAGCCCTTCGCCGTGCGGACCACGCCCACACTCGGCGGCGGTCTGTACGTCGAAGAGAGCGGCATCATCGCCCGGACGCTACAGATTGCCGGGACGACTGGCTTCGCGCCGCGCGTGCTCGATCGCATCCCGCTCGGGTCGAAGCGCGTGCGCAACGAGCTCCGATCGTACGTGGATCGGACGACCGACCGGAACGACACAATCACGCGACTGTCGGGGCAGAAGCAGCTGCAGATGCTGCAGGACCGCATCTTCAGGCTCTACGCCGACCTCAAGCGGAACCCGGAGACGTCAGCCGGGACCGAGCTGATCTGGCACAACGTCAAGGACGACGAGCACTGGCGCGTCATCCCCCAGAGCTTCGAGCTGCGCCGCGCGTCCCCGCGCAGCACGATGTACTTCTACGCGATCCAGATGCTCGCGGTGGAACCCGACGCGCATCGCCAGGTCTTCACGTCCGAGGACCGCGACCTCTTCGACGAGATCGGCGACGCCGCCCGCTCCATCCGCGAGGGTATCGACCTCGTCAGCGGCACGCTGGACAACGTCGGCGGTCTGGCCCGAGACACTGACGACTCCATCCGGAACTACGTCGGCGCGGTCCGGTCGGTCACCGAGATCGGCGCGTCGGCCGCCAACATCGCCGCCGCGTCGTCCGACTTCGTCAACGGCCGGACCGACGAGATCCGGGGCGTCACGTCCGAGGGGCTCCTGGGCCTGCTCGCCGACACCGAGAACATCCTGGACGCCATGGACTCGTCGTTGGTCGCTGTCGGCACGCTGCCGGCCTCTGTACGCGCCGACTGGGCCGACCTGGAACGGGGCCTCCACCGTATCGCCGCCTGGCCCGACCGGCTTCAGACGGCGCTCCAGGCCCGCGTGGAGGCTCTGGACGTGGTTGCCTCGACCTCGGCCGCCGAGTCGGCCGCCGTGACGGCCCAGGTGACGTTCCGGAGCGTCCGGGCGGCCGGGACACGACCACGGGTCGGCGACGCCCGAAAGCAGCAGGCATCGAGGTTGCAGACTCGCCGGCGCGCCCTCGCGGTCGCAGGCCTGACGGAGCGCACGGTCGGACAAGGACAGACCATTCACGACATCGCCTCCGAGTACCTCGACGACGCGTCCCGCTTCCGCGAGATCGCGGCGATCAACGACCTCCGGTCGCCCTACATCCACCCAGCAGGACTCCCCGGCACGCTCCGGCCCGGCGATCAGATCCTGATCCCGTCCCGCGCGTCTCGGCAGGCGGCCCGCACACTGCCCGTCGTGCGGGGTACAGACCTCCTCGCGCCCGAAGAGCATCGCCTGTTCGGCGTGGACTGGCGCCTCGAACCGTCCTCGGACGGGAGCGGTTTGTACGATATGGTGCTCGACGAGGCGAACAACGCAGGTAAGGACGTGAAGCGCGTCGCGGGGATCCCCAACTTGGTGCAGGCCGTCGGCACCCGTCTCCGGACGAACAAGGGGGACAGCGCGATGTATCGTGAGCTGGGAACGAACGTGGTGGTGGGCATGGGCAACAAGGTCGTGGACACGGAGACCGCGCGGCTGCACGTGACGTCGGCTGTGCAGGACGACCCGCGCATCGTGGCCGTGTCCGGCATCCAGCTCGCGCCGCAGTCGCCGGACATCGTCGACGTGGAGTTCAACGCCTCGGTGTACGGACTGTCTGACCGGGTAAACATCACGTCGCGGACGTAGAGGACGGCAATGCCCAAGCTGCAGATCAAGACCAAGCAGGAAGTCCAGCGCGACATCATCAATGCGGTCGTGGCGCGCACGTCGCTGTCCGACGTCACCGACAGTTCCACACTCAAGCACTTCATCACGGCGGTCTCGACGGAGGTCGCCGAGGTCTACTTCCAGTTCACGCGCATCGCCGAGCTCTTCGACTTCCGCAAGGCTGCAGGGCTCGACCTGGACGAACGCGCCAAGGAGATCCTCGGCGGCACGGTCGAGCGCTTCGAGGCGCGGCGCTCCGTCGGTCAGCTCGAGTTCACGCGCGCCGTCGCGACCGCCTCGCCCGTGACTATCCCGGCCGGGACGATCGTCGAGACGGCTGACGGGTTCGCGGTGGAGACGACCGAGGACGGCACCATCGCCGCCGGCGCGACGGGCTCAGTCCCCTTCGTCGATGCTCGCGCCTCCGAGGTCGGCGAGGTTGGGAACATCGGCGTCGACACGGCCAAGGTCTTCCGGACCAAGCCGGCCGGCGTCAGCACGGTCACCAACCCCGCGAGCTTCGGACAGGGCCGCGACCGCGAGTCCGACGACAGCTTCCGCTCTCGCATCTTGGACCTGATCGCGACGCTGCCCCGCTGTACGCCCGAGGCGCTGACCTTCATCGTGCTCGGCGTCGAAGACCCCGCAGGGAGCGGCAAGACGATCGTCTTCTCGCACACGTTCGAGGACGCGAACGCGCCAGGCACGGCCGTTGTCTACGTGGATGACGGCACCGGCAAGGCGGCGGACTACGCACGCAGGCGAAGCGCTGCAGCTCTGGTCGCTCCGGGCGCCACGTCGCTGAGCGCGCTCGTCGGTACTACCCAGACACTGACGCTGGCCGGCGCGTTCCCTGCGACGGCTGCCGAGCGGGCCGAGCTGCTCGGCGGCTACATCGCGATCACCAAAGCGACCAACCCGACGGAGAACAACGGCCTGTTCCCTGTCCTCTCGGTCCCGGACGCCGACACGATCACGTACACCAACGCGGGCGGCATCGCCGAGGGTGCCGGCGCGCTGTTCGCCGTGGGCGAGCCCCTAACGCTTGGCCTGAACGGCCCGCCGACCGACAGCGCCGTGGGCGGTGAGGAGTTCCTCGACCACAACGACTTCCCGATGGTGGCCGGAACGGACTTGCTCTATCTCGTCCGTGGCAACGCGGTCACGCTGCTGACGCGCGACACCGTCGCCGGCGGCGACTACGACGTGAGGCTGTCGAACGGCCGCACGTTCTTCTCGGGCACGGCGGGTCCATTGCAGACGGGCGACCGGATCATCTCTGGCTACCAGTACTTCACGGGCGTCGTGGCCGAGGCGCAGAAGGTCATCGACGGGGACATCGATGACCGCCTGAACTATCCCGGCTGGCGCGCCGCCGGCGTCGACGTTCGGGTCCTGCCACCGACGCCGCAGCAGCAGGCCGTCATCGCGCGACTGACGGTGCTCGAGGGCTTCGAGCGCACGACGGTCGTGGCCGATGCCGAGACCGCGATCAGCGACTACATCAACAACCTCGGCATCAGCGGCGACGTCATCTACCACGAGCTGGTCGAGCGCGTGATGGGCGTGGACGGCGTCTATGACCTGACGTTGAAGCTCAACGGGACCGAGGCCAACAGGACCATCGACGACCACGAGCTGGCTCGTATCACCGCGCTGAACATCGACGTGGCGTAGGAGAGAGCGCGTGCCCGTCGTCAACCAACAAACGCTCACCTCGCACGCGACGTTCACCGCGGCGATCGCCGGCATCCCTGCGGGCGCGTGGCCCGTGGGCGGCTACGAGCTGCGCGCGGACGACGACGGCCCGTACGCCGAGACGATCACCGTCAGCCCCGCGACAGTGACGATCGCGGACAAGGGCAACGAGGAGCTGACGCTGTCTGGACGCCTCGCTGGTACGTTGGTCCCAACGACCGTCGTGGACGCCGACCCCGCGCCGGCGGCCGGCGACGGTGTCTACGTCTGGGGCGTCAATGACGTCACGATCAAAGAGCTGCGCTTCAGCGACGTCCACTCGTCCAATACGTTCACGAACGCCGCGGTGCGTATCGGTGAGCGCGCTGGCGGGACCAATCTGCCTGCGCACCGGATCACCGTCACCGGTTGTATTCTTGGCCAGCTCACACTGCCGGCCGCCAACGCCGGTGTGTACGTCGCAGGTCAGGGCGTCGCGTGCGACGACATCCAGATCCTCGGCGGCGACCCGACAGTCGACATCGTCCCGCGCACACAAGTCTCGGGCTCCCGAAGCTGGGCGGTCTACGCGCAGAACGTCACGCAACTGACGATCGAGTACGTGAGCTTCCTGCAGCACTCCGGGACGCTCAGTAGCGCGGCCGCCATCGAGCTCATCAACACGGACGACGTGTTCCTTCACCGGATGTTCCACCGTCTGCATGAAACGCAGGCGCTCCGGGTCGAGGCGTCGGACCGCGTGCGCGTCGTCAACTCCCAGTTCCAAGAGTGCAACGATGCCGACACCAACGATGAGTACATCGAGCTGGACAACGTCGACGGGTTCGCGGCCTGGAACAACACATTCGCGCACCTCGACGGCGCCGACCCGCTCCGCGCGCTCATCTACGTCCACAACTCGACGGCGGGCAGCGTCGTCCACTGTGAAGGGAACATCTTCTATCTCGCAGGGACGGGCGCAACGCACGACGTCTACCGGTTCGGTAACGCCACCGATCTCGGCGCGCTGCAGACCGGTGACTCGAGCAGCAACTGCTTCCATCTAGTAGACGCGGCCGAGCCTGCACCGAACACGCCAGGCATCGCGCGTATCGATGGGTCAGCGACCGACTTCGAGACGCTGACGGCGTGGCGCGCCGGCGCGTCGCTGGACCCGTCCGGCAGCATCGGCGCCGTGCGGTCGGTCGACGCCGACCCTCAGTTCGAGGACGTCACGCCCGGGAGCGGCGCGGACCTCCGCATCGGCACGGGCAGCGGCGCCTTCGGCATCGCGGCCAAGATCTGGTCGGCATCGTTTGGCGAGGCGACCGTCACGCAGCCGATGCTCACCGACTTCTTCGGCAGCTCGCGCTCCGAGGCGTTGAACGACGCAGGCTTCCACGAAGTCATCACGATCACGACGGTCGTTGTGCCAGCGACCGTGGAGAAGAACGGCGGGTATCGGGTCGGCATCACGGGCTTGTCGATCCCAGACGGTAGCTACCGCTTCCACCTCGGCCCCAAGGGCACAGTCGCTGACCCGATCTGCTACGCCGGCAGCTATGGCGACGTGAACGACGTCGCCGTCGCTGGTGGTTCGGGCGTCTTCGTCACGCCGCCGCTGCCCTCGGGTGGTCCGTACAGCGTCTACATCGACGGGTTCGACGCGACGTCCGGCAGCGCTGAGCTCGTCTCCGGTGCGGTGACGTACGTGCACAAAAACCACCGCAGCAGTTTGTACGCGCTGCGCTCTCTGCTACTTCCGTGGTGGAAGACCGGGCCGCGCCAGGTCGAGAAGGAGCCGCTGCAGTCATGACCGAGGGGCCGATCGAAGGACTGACGGGTGCGGTCGGCGATGAGCTGTCGCGACTTGCTGGCTTCCGGTCGACGCGCGTGCGCGTTCAGCTCACGCCGCAAGCGACGGTCGTCGACTATGGTGCGGCGTTCAACCCGAACGCCGACACGGCGCAGCCGTGGAACCTGGATCCGCATCAGGGCGCCGTGTCGATCGACGCGACGGGGGCGACGGCCACGCTGACGATCGGCGCCGAGCGCGGTTTCAGCCTGGACATCACCGCAGCCCACAGCTTCCGGATCCTGTCGCCGCTGCTTGCGGCGCCGACGCTTGTCGACGCGATCGTGTCGCGCGACTCCGCGACGCAGCTCACGCTGGGCGGCGGCGTCTTCGACGAGAAGGACGTCAACGCTTCCTGGGAGGTCTACGACGCCACGCTCATTCACCACTTGAAGGTCGAGACGACCTTCGGGTGGGAGAGCAGCGGGATGTTCGTCATGGCGGGCGGCCTGTACCGGTACACCGGCACGACGCCTGTCCAGCTCCGGAACATCGAGTACTTCAACGGCGAAGTCTGGACCTATCTGCTGCCGCAAGATCTCATCTTCGAGGTCGGCGACGAGGTGGTCGACTTCACGCGCGCCTTCTCGGCGATGGACACGATGTGGCGGTCGTTCCTCGTCGACTACGCGACCGGAACGGACCTGGACACGCTCGGGTACAACCTCGGTGTACGTCGTGTCCCCTCGAGCCTCGACGCGGTCTACCGCGCGGTGATCAAGGCCATCGCCTACGTGCCTCGCGGCACGATGTGGGTCATCGAGCTGCTGCTCGACGCGCTCGTGGGCGAAGGCAACTACGAGGTGTTCGAAGACCTGACGCAGCGGGTCCCGACTGCTGCGGAGGTCGCTGCGGGCGCGCACTTCCGCTACAGCGCGAACCACCCCGCGCAGATCTTCATCCGCACGACGGTCGCGTCCGGCGCCGAGGGCAAGACGTTCGTCGAGGACGTCGAGCGGCGCCCGCTCCTGGCCGGCAGCACGGTGACGATCAGCGAGACGCCGATCCGGGTCGTCGGCGTCGAGCTCGCGCGCGAATGCTTCGAGCGCCTCGTCGCCTCGGGCGAGAGCGCGACGGGAACGGTCACCGCGACGACCGGCCCCGACGCCGACGCCACCACGCTGTCCGTCGAGTACGACAGCGCGGCCGGGCTGCTGTCTGGCGAGGTGCTCGTCGGCGACGACTTCCACATCACGTCGCCAGGTCTGCTCGGGCGCGTCGGTCCGATCTCCGCGGTGTCCGGAACCACGCTCACGATCCGCGACGTCGAAGGCGCGGCGGGCATGCAGCTGCGGCGCGCCTGGACCGGCCTCGCGTGGAAGATCACGCGCGAGAAGACCGGCATGCTGCACGGCTACCGGCCGTCCGAAGACCTGCAGATCGAGTACACGGGCGGCCCGCTCCGGCAGATGTGGGTCTACGACGGCCTCGACCTCGGCGACCCCGTCACGTGGCCGGCAGCCGAGACGACGTACGCCACGCTGGTCACCGAGGCCGGCGTGGGCACGTTCCTGCGCATCGCCGAGCCGCCCTCGATGGACTCGCGGGCCTACTACGATTTGCGGTCGCGCGTCGTGGAGCAGAGCTACGCGACGTTCGAGCTGTTGACGAGGATCAACGGCGCGACGGGTCCGGACACAGGCGACTTCGCGACGGACAAGGGTCAGTTCTCGATGCAGCTCGAGGACGGCCGGCGCCTCATGGCCGTCGGTGTCCTCGCGTCCGGCGTCGGCGGCGACAGCCGCTTCGGGTTCTTCGACCCGGACGGCTCCGCGCCGTGGCTGACGTCGGGCGGTGCCGTGACCGTCCCCTCCGGTGAGTGGGTCACGCTCCAGATCCGGAAGTGCCGCAACGACAACGTCCAGCTCTACGCGGACGGCCGGCTCGTTGAGGACGTCCCGTACGGCGACTTCCCGTCAGGTGGCGCTTTCCGCCGGCGCTTCGGCAACGTCGTCGGGCCGCAGACCGGCGTCCTCATCGACGTCAAGCACGCCGACTGGTCAGCGCGCACGCCCCGCGACTACTGGAACCACCACGTCCCGACGGGCGACGCGGCGAATGTGGGTCCGGACGTGACGGACTCCGGTGGCAGTGGCGCGTTCGGCAACGCCGTCGTGGGCGACCTCATCCGCATCCACCGACACTCGGCGCTGAACGCTTCCGGCGGCGATGCACGCGGCGAGTGGGTGATCGATAGCGTCGTCGGGGCCGACGTGGCGCAGGCAACGTACGGCCGCACGCACAACGACGGCCAAGTCATCGCGGGGCAGCTGCTGCAGTTCCGAAGCGAGGATGACCCCCGCGCGTTCACGTTCCCAACGGACCTCGGGAACCAGATCGAGATGGTCACTGGCGCGAACGCCGGGACGGTGTGGTCGATCGATCAGCTCCTCGACCCGATCACCGGCCGCGACCTCGCGACGTTGGCCGACGGGACGACCGCGGTGGAGCACAACGTACCGACGGTGACCAGCGTCGCGGCCGTGTCGCCCGTGCCGCCATCGGCCGCGACGTTCACGGCGCAGAGCCGATCGCAGTGGCGGAAGATGTTCACCGCGCAGCCGCTCGCGTCCGACCCGGACGTCGGCTTCGAGGTCGTGGCGCAGGGCACCCGGATCGCCACGACGCTGACGCTGCCTCAGACGTTCCCGATCGCGCTGTACCCGGTGGCCGAGCCGGACGGCCCGCTGCTCGAGGTCCACTACACGCGGCTGCTTTCGGCGCAGGTGGTCGAGAACACCGACAACGTGGTGAACGTGACCAACGCGAGCCCTGGGTACGCCTACTACCCGTTCTACCTCGCGGACGGCTTCGGCTGGACGAAGAGCATCCTCGACGTGATCACCGCAGCCGGTGTGCACGTGGACCTGCGCAACTTCTTCCGCGACACGGCAGGGCCGCACATCCGCTAGGATGAGGAGAGACACCCAATGAGCGACACCAAGAAGTACCTGCGCACTGAGGACGGCGAGCGGATCGACCAGCCGGACTTCCAGCACGCAGCTGAGCGCTCCCAGCTCAACGGCCTAACGCAGCTGGGCGACTCGGTGCTGGTGGGCGTCGACCGCGAGCGCGCAACGACGGGCGACCCGGCGCAGCTGAAGCACTACGTGCTCGAAGGCTTCGAGGTCACGGCGCAGGCGAGCGGCACGATCGTCGAGGTCAGCGGCGGCGTCGCGCTCATGGGCTACCGGCACGAGCACCAGGTCCAGTACGGCGCCGTCAGCTCCGGGCCGACGATGCAGCTGCACGACATCGGCGGAGCGTCGAGCCCTGGCCTTATCCACACGATCTGGGTGAGGTTCAACCTCGCCGACGAGGACCCCGGCAACCGCGCCTTCTGGAACAGCGCCGGCGCGCCGCCGGTCGAGATCGTCCGCAGCATCCCAACGCGACTCGCCGAGGAGTGGCAGATCACGCACACCGTGGGCGACTGGGCGGACCCGCTGACCGTGACGCCCGGCGACGAGTGGATGCCGATCGCGACGGTCACACCGTCGAACATCTCCGGGACGCTTACCGGAACGCGCGTCTTCTACTTCGAGGGGCGAGAGACGTCGACGAACTGGCTCCTCGAGGACGAGGACTGGGGCCACGCGACGGACCGCGGACTAACGCGTGCGACGGGCGGTGTCTTCGGCTTCCGGCGCTTCGCTGTGGGCGTGCTGCGCCAGCTGCAGGACATCATTCACGGCTCCGGCTCCGCGACGATCGGGGCTCGGAACTGGTTCACCGACGTGAGCACGGCAGCAGCCGCTGGCGACGAGCTCGGTCTGCGAGAACTGCTCAACAACAAGCTCGACATGCGCGGGCGCACGGTAGGCACGCCCTACGGCGAGATGACGGGGCACCTGGATCCTGAAGCGGCCAGCGACAACGACCTGGACGTCGGCAGCCTGACGCAGCGCTGGCGGGACTTCTTCGGCAAGAGCGTCCAGCTCGGCGCAGGCTACATCGCCTCGCAGGCGAACGCACTCCTACCGCGCATCGCGATGCCTGTGCGCACGACCGCCGGCGACCGGACGCTGTTGTGGGAGGTTACCGACTCGTCGTATTTGCCGGGTACGTTGCGGGTCTACGCAGCCAAGCCTGCAGGGACGGGCTTGGGTTATGAGGCGACGCTCAATGCGGTCTGGAACCCCGCTACGAGTAAATGGGATCGGGACGCTGCTCCTCCTTCTGTTGACGCATTAATCATCCAAGCGTCGCCCGCATCAAGCGTCCTTACTATCGGGCGGCATGATGCGTCGCTTGCCGCGTCGTGGGACCACAACTACGCGGCGGGGGGCAGCGACTGGGCGATCGTCTTCCGCGGACCCGACAGCGGCACCAACCTGTCACAGCTCGACTCGATCGAGGTCACGAACAACGCCGGCGCGACAATTGCAGGCGCCGGTATCATCTACGCCAACTCGGTGTGCGCAGCGTGGGGCATGGTGCAGACCGACGGCGCGGGACTCATCTCGACACGACGGGGGTTTGGCTACGATCAAGCCGGCCTAGTTCTTACGGGGCCTGGCGGTCTGCAGGTAGACATTATAAGCAGCCCGATCAGCACGTTCGACTACGCGGTCGTCGCCAACGTGGTCAACGCAGCGACCGGGACGCCAGCCGTCGTGGGCGCCCTGCCCGACGCCGCGCTTGCTGACCGCTTCGTGCTCAACTCGACACTGAACTTCAACACCGTCTCCGTGAAGATCTTCTTCCAGGTGTTCGCGCGGCAGTCGTGATGATGCCCACGATGAAGCAAGCCAAGAACTGGCTCAAGTGGCTCGGCGGCCTGGTGCTGTTCGTGCTCGTCGCCGTCGGCGCGCGGGCGCTGTTCATGCGTCGCGGGCGTCCGGTGCTGCCGGACGTGAAGCACGAGCTCGCCGCGATCGCTGCCGAGCGGCAGACGGCGAAGCTCGAGGCGAAGCAGGGGCATGCAGTGGCACTCGCGGCCGTGTACCGCGACCACGCGGTGGAGCTGGCCAAGCTGGACGACGCCGCGGCGGCCCAGGCAGAATCGCTGAGTGCCGATCCTCAAGCGCTGGCTGGCTTCCTGGTGCGTGCTGCTCGCGGGTAGCGCGCACGCTGCCGTCGAGTGCGACCCCGACTTCCCTGACCGCTGCTCCGCGCCGATCGAGGCTGGCGCGCCGGCACCCTACGCCGGGCAGGTGCTGACGACCGAACTGGCAAAGACGCTGGGGCAGAAGGCGAGCGCCGCGGCGGCTCGGCAGGCGCTCGCGGTGCGTACGGCGACGCGGGCGGCCGCAGTAGACCACCGGTACCAGCTGGACCTAGTCGCGGCCGACACTCGAGCGTGCGAGCAGCGCGAGCTCGTGCAGCAGGACCGAGCGGAGCGGGCAGAGCAGGCCGTGAAGGACGCCGAGCCGGGCGTGCTCGATCATCCCCTGTTCTGGGCGCTGATAGGCGTGAGTGTGATGGCCGGCGCCTTCGCGCTGGCTGCGGGCGAGATCAAGGGCCTGAAGTGAAGCGCCGCGAGGCGCTCCGGCTTACAGGAAGCGCTGCAGCACTTCGACCGAGCTGACGAGGTCGCGGGTGGCCGCGTCCACGTTGTCGCCGGTCTGCGCTGTGATGATGTCACCGGGCTCGACGTCGATCGACAGGCTGAGCGTGTCCTGCGACGTCGCGGCGATCGCCTGCGTCGCCTGGGCGCCGCTGTTGATCGTGCCGTTGACGGCGACCGCGGTGTCCTGCACGCCGGCGGCCGGCGCGACGCGGGTCGCCACGCGGTGCGCGACGATGCGGCCACGGATGCCGATGACGGCCCCGCCGAAGCGGGTGTTGGCGGCGGTCGGCGTCGCGGAGAACGAGTCGACGCGCATGGTGTTGCGGAACTGACCCGCGATGTTTGCCCAATCGCTCGGGCTGTTCGGCGTTACCATAAGGAAGGTGTAGCATAGCCCCCGCAGTGACGGCTAGGGGCTAGGGCTGCAGGCTGATGAAGTCCAGTCGGCTGTAGGACCTGCGCCGGGCGCACACCTCGTAGCCTTCCCGACTACCCTCGTCGTTCGTGTTGCCCTCGATGGTGACTACCACACTGGGTGTGGCGTCGGTGACGATGCCGGTGTGTGCCCAGTCGTCGTCGCGGCGGTAGACGAGGAAGAGGTCGCCAGCTCGAGGCTGCGGCAGGCGCCGAGTCGACCGAGACGCGGAGGCGTAGCGCACGAGCTGACCCTGCTGCTCGGCCGCGAGCGCGAGCACGTCGCAGCTGACGGTGCTCCGGATCGGCCTGGTCGCGCCTGTCGCCTCGCATGCCTGCCCGATGATGTAGCTGACGAAGCCCGCACACCAGGCCCACACGTCCCCGTCGCGGCCGCTGCAGTACAGGCGCACCCACGGGCCGCGGTTCTGGCCGCCGACCTCTCGGGGATGCTGCGCGAGGTGCTGCTTGGCGAAGTAGACGATCGCCTCGGGGAGCGTCATGCCGACGGCGGCCGCACGGTCGATCGCTGTCGCGCGCTCTATCGGTCTGTGGAGCAGCTGCCAGGTGGACGCGTCGACCTCGCCGAACTGCACCGGCGGCTGGTTCATGTTGAGCTGGAAGGCCGTCACGGCCGCTTCAGTGGCAGGGCCGAAGTCGCCATCGATGCCGCAGCCGAAGTCGTGGAGGTTCAACCACTCCTGCAGATCCCTGACGTCAGTTCCCCTGCTCCCCTTCCGCAGCATGCGCCGAGGATGGCACGGGGCTCGGCGCGACGTCTATGGTGACGCCGGCGGGCGCAGGCAGCGCTGTAGGCGCGGGTGCGACCCGTGCATCAGCCAGATCCACGTCCTCGTCCTCCTCCTCGTCGGCCGCGGCGAGCGTCGCCTCGAGATCGGCACGGCGGTGGGCGAGCGCGGCGCGAGTCATCGCTTCGAGCTCGTCTGCGGTCATGCCCTCCGGGAGCGCGTCGTGATCGATGCCGTCGTCGGCGCGCATGCCGCCAGGGACCAACCGGTCGGCGCCCTCCCGCGCGATCTCCTCCACGCGCCGGGACATGTCGACGAAGCTCCGCATGAGCCCTTCGTAGGACCGCGGTAGTACGCCGTCGGGGTCCATGAGCATCTTGTACGCCTGGGCCCGGACGTCGATGAGCATCTTCACGTCGGCGACCAGCGCCTGCGTGAGCGTGTCGGCCGCGCGCCGGCGCATCTCCTTGAACGTCTCGGCGAGGAAGCGCTGGCGCTCGATCACCCAACTGTCGTGGGTACACCAGCGCTCGAGCGTGCGCCGACTGACGCGGCCCTCGAACTTCGGGTGCTTGGCGAGCTTGTCGAGCGAGTCGCAGGTGGGGTCGGTGATGTAGGCGATCGCGGCGTCGCGTCGCAGCTGCTCCTTGCGAACCGCGACCTTGGCTTTCTTGAGCTCCACGACGTCCGCCTTGACGTCTGTGTCTTCCTCGTCGCCCATCAGTCCTTCTTCCCGAAGCCGCGATTCGCCATGGACCCGCCCCAGCTCCCCTCGACCCGGCGGCCGTCGGTGAGGATGGCGGCCGGCGTGAAGCGCTTGTCGCGGGCTGCGCCGGTCGTGTCTGGAATCAGCCGCTCCAGACTCGCGCCGCAGATCAGGTACTCGACGGAGCGCGGGCCGAGATCGTTCACCACGCGCACGGGTCCATCACAGACTTGCGGCGTGCCGCAGTCGGCAATACTGTGCTGGCGTTCGGTTTCGGCACCGCATTGCGGGCAGCGGTAGTCGTATCGAGGCACGCCGAGATTGTCGGTGGAACGTCGGTACCCGTCAAGTCATGACAAGCCCCGAAGCTCTGGACTCGGGGCGCCCCAGCGTTTCGTACGTTGGGGACCCTGGCGAAGTAGCGGAGACTTCCGCTACTCGCCGAGTTGCTCGGTGATCCAGGCACGGACGGCGCGTAGCTCGTCAGGCTCCAAGGCGTCCGAGAGCGCTCGCTGCGTCTTGCCGGCCCCCGAGCACGCCGAGCAGGCGGGAGCGCTCTGGTCGAAGCGCTGGGGCGGCGCGCCGCCGCATCGAAGACAGGGCTCCTCGACCGGCGGACAGCGCGTCATACGCCACTCCCGGAGGTACTGGGCGAGCGCCTGGAACCACCGGGCGCCCATCGGCCAGCCGAGCCCCTTCTCCAGCGCGTCGACGAGCTGGATGGCGTCGATGATGATGTAGCGGCGGTTGTGCTGCAGCAGGAACCGCTTCAGGTGCTTCGGCGACTGCAGCGAGATCTGGTCGCGTTGTTCGGCAGACAGCGGCATCAGATGCTCCCCACGAGCGTCGGCGCCGCGGTCGCGCGGACACGCAGCACGAACTCGTTGTACGCGACCGGCGTCAGGAGCTGGGCGCGCAAGAAGCCGTCACAGACACCGAGCGCGTGCCCATGCCGCACGAGGAACGCGGTGAACGTCCGCTGCTGCATCAGCGCGTTGAGCTGCGCAGCGCCCGGAACGGCGACGTCGCAGTTGCCGCGGACCTCCTCCAGCCTGGTGATGAGCCCCTCGACGTAGTTCGTCGCGGCTTCGGTCGTCTCGATGACGGGCGGCGCATTGGGCGCCTCGACCTCGAAAGTCATGGTCAGTCCTCCAACCGGACGGCCGTGGCGCCGTCCGGCATCCGCTCGAGGAACGCGAGCAGCTGCTCATCGTCCTCGGGCACGGCGAAGTCGACGAGGTACTCCGCGCCGTCTTCGTCCTCGAAACCGACGCGGACGGTGCCCGGCTCGCCTACCCAGTCTTGAACCGTCACAGGGTTCATGTGCGCATCGAACCACTCGCCTTCGTCCTTGCCGATCATGGCGCGATACTACGCTACGGTGTCTCGGCCGCGACCTCGTCGGTCCCCACGTGCGTGAGGTCCGGTTCCGGCTCCCACGCACGCACCTCCACGTCGTGGCCGAAGCGGAGCACGAGCCAGTGGAAGACGTAGTCGACCACCGAAGTCGCGCCCGTGATCTCCGAGCAGCCCGTCGTTACGCCCTGTGGCTCGAACCGGGCGTACCGGAACTTGTCGGCGATGGAGTCGATCGGGACGCCGAACTGCAGCAGTAGGCTCGTCAGCTTGGCGATGGTGTCCATCAGACCGCGCACGGTCGACCCAGCCTTCGACATGGTGACAAACACCTCGGCCGGTGCCCGATCGCTGTACAGGCCGACGTTGATGTAGCCCTCGTGACCGCCCACCGCGAACTTGTGGTTGATGGCCTCGCGCTCGTCCGGGAGCTTCCGCCGAATAGGTCCGAGCCTGGAGACGAAGACCGGCAGCCATGTGTCCAGGTCGGGGTGCAGCGTCGACGGGAACGCGGGCGGATAGCCCGTCGCGGCCAGCCGTTGGTGGATGCGGTCCCCGATCGCGAGCTGCAACGTGTCCTTGTCGTGTCGCAGCTTGATCGGCGCTGGTACAGGCGGTGGTGCGACGGGCCCATCCTTCTCCAGCCGATCCGCGAAGTCGCGGAGGAACTGTGGCAGGCCCTCCACGAGCAGCGCTGCGCAGTTGGCCTCCTCGGCCGCCAGCGTCTCCTCAAGCGTCTTGGTCGCTACTGCATTCGTCTTCACTTCCATCTCAGCCTCCCACCCGGATCACGTTCCAGCTCTCGGGGATGTCGTCGACGTGGTCGATGCGCGCCGCGGGCCAGGCCGCGAAGACCTGGTCGACCGTGCCGTCCGCAACGTGCGCCTCGACCTGTTGCAACATGAGTTGCAGGTTGTCCGGCTCGAGCATGGCGAGGTCCTCGTCGTCGAGGAGCAGCACCCGCGTCGGCGCGTCTTCGGTCCACGCGAGCGCGAGCGCGACGATGATGGACGACTTCTCGCTGCCGCACATCGTGTGACGGCTGTGCGGGCGCTCGTCGTCGCCGACAGTACGCCACTCGCACGCCTTGTCGGACAGCGTCAGCTGCGCCGTGAAGCCCGCCGGCATGTACCGGTTCACCGCCTCTTCGGCCTTCTTCTTCGTACGGCGCAGCGCGGCGGTCATCGCCTTCTTCGCCTCGGTCTTGAGCGTCTTGGCCGTCTCGGCGCGACGGCGCAGGACGCGGACGTCCGTCTCCATACGCTCCAGGTTGATGCGCGACGCTTCAGCGTTCCGGAGCTGGGCGATCTGCGCCTCGATCTCGGCGCTGGTCTGGCCCTCATAGTCTGCCACGTCACCGAGCGCGGCTTGCAGCGCGTCGATGTTCGCTTTGATGCTCTGCGCAGACACCTTGAGCTTGGCGCGGTCGTGCTTCGCCGTCGCGAGGCGCTGCTCTGCCTGCGCGACGAGCGCCTGGCCCGCATCGACGATCGACTGCGCCTCCTGCCGCTTCACCTCCGCGTTGTACGCAGACGCCTCCGCGTTGTTCTTCCGGAGCGCGACCATCTCGTTGATCTGCTGCAGACGCGCGTGCCATGCGACACCGGCCGTCGCGCAGAAGGGGCACGGCACCTCGTGCGGCGCAGGCTGCAGCATCACGCGCGCCAGCAGACTCTGGGCGTCGAGCCCGCGCTGATACAGAGCCTGCTCTTCAGCAGCCTCATCGAGCATCTGCCGCGCCGCGGCGAGCACCTGCTCGGACGAGGCGGTGGCTGCGTCACGCTCGCCTTGGAGCCGTGCGAGGTCGCTCTCGGCAGCCGCCTGCTCGGCGATGATGGCGTGCGCCTGCGGCTCCACGTCGGCCATCTGCGCCTCGGCGGCCGCGAGCGCGGAGCGGTTGGTCGCTTGCTGCTCGAACGCCCGCGCCTTGTCCCGCTGCGCCTCGAGCTCGGGTAGGAGCTCGACACCGGCGAGGTCGAACGCGATGTCGCGTGCGGTCTCCAGGTCCCGCTCCTTGCCGTTCGCTTCGGTGTTGGCGGCGCGCTGCGCGCGGTCGAGCCAGGACTGCATCCCGGCGAGGATCTCGGCCGCAGGCATCTGCTCGACGGCCGAAGCGACCAGCGCATCGGCCGACGCGAATGACGGCACGCCGGCGACGGCGCCGATGGCCTCGCACCACAGGTCGCGCTGTGCCTCGTCGAGCGCCTTGGGGATCGGGATGGTCTTGAGCCCGCCGAAGCGGCGCATGATCGACTCGCGCGCCTTCTCCGCGCTCTTGCTGAGTAGGTCCCGAAGCGTCACCGACGGCAGCACGTGCTCGTAGTCCGCGACGCGCGCCGCGAGGTCTGGCGAGAACGTCGACGCCCCTGGCAACTTCTTGCCGGCCTCGGCCGAGTAGGCCGCAGTGAGCGAGCCGTTACTCAGCTCGGACGACAGGTGCTTGACCCCGTCCGGGACGAACTCGGCGACGTCCTTGCCGTGCACCAAGCCGGGGAGCTTGCCGGTCCACGCGAGGCGCACCGCCTCGATGCCCGCGCTCTTGCCCTTGCGGTTGCCGCCGACAAAGATGTTCAGCGCGCCCAGCTCGGCGGTGATCGGCACCTTCACGTTGGCGTTCATCCGCTCGAAGCGGACGGGTGTGGGATCGGGCGTCTCGGTCTTCGCGGTCTTTCGTCTCGTTGCCATGGCACGGGCTCCTGGTAGTGCATCGACGAGCAACTCCGTAGTGCGTCCCCGATGCTTCGGGTCGGCAGCGACGTTGCGGTCGACGGTGAGTTGACGAGCTTCAGCGGCGGGCCAGTGTTCGGACAGCCACTGCGCGACGGTCGGCTCGTCAGCGTTGGAATAGATGACATGCGCACCCGCTTCGGTCCAGCGGGCGCACTGCTTGATGAGGTCTGTTTGGTCGTCGGCCGTGAAGCCTTCGGCCGTGTAGCTGACGAAGCCGCCGGACTCACTCCAGTACGGCGGATCGAAGTATGCGACGTCGCCTTTGCCGACCTCGAACTCACGGTCGAACTGGCGGTAGTTGAGGTTCTGGATGTCGACGCCTGCAAGCGCGGTTGCGCACGCCTCGAGGTGCTCGAGGCTCGGCAGGTTCAGCTTGCGGAGCTGCTTGGTCGGGCGCGGCGGCACGTTCATCTGGCCGGACTTGTTCACGCGCCAGGTGCTGTTCAACAGCACCTGGCGCAGCACGAGCTGCAGGCCGGCGTTGCTCCGTCGCGGGCCGTTGAACAGCTCGCGGAGCTTGAAGTACGTCGCCTTGGCGTCCTTCGCCTCCTTGAGCATCGTGTCGTAAGTCTGCGCCGCCTCGAAGACAGACAGCGGGTCTTGCTGCACGGCGACGAGGAGGCTCACGAGCTCGGGGTTCGCGTCCGCGATGACGGCGCTCTTGCCGTCGAGGAGCCCGGCTGCTTGCGCGGCGAAGAAGACCGACGCGCTGCCGCACATCGGCTCGACGTAGCACGAGAAGTCGGCCGGGAACCGTTCGAGGATCGAGGCGGTGAGCGCGCTCTTGCGCCCAATGTAGTAGACGAACGGGTCAGCCATCGCCAGGCTCGAATGGTGCGTGCGCGACGCAAGCGGCGTTGCCGTTTAGCGGACACGTGCAGACCAGCCGGTAGACGTGCCCGAAGCGTGAGTCGTCGACGATCTCGGCGTGGCCGGCGTCGATGTACAGGCGCAGTAGCTTGCGGTCGATCGTCTTGATCTTGCTGGTCCGAAGGCAGCCGTTCACCGACTTCTGCAGGCGTTCGATGACGCGCATCGCTGCCAGGAGCATCTGCGCCTGCGCCGGTGCATCCATCTCGGCAATCACCTCAGCTACCTTGTACGGGTACTTCATCCCAGGCCGCCTTGCTTCGCCCACCACGCCTTCACGACGACCTCGCCTGTCGCGTGCTCCTTGTCGTCGTAGACCTCGCTGTCGTCGTGGATGACCGACAACGGGATCCAGAGCTGCTTGTTGTAGTCCACGAGCTGGACCAGGAGCGCCCTCTTGGTCGCGCGCCGCACTGTGCCTTTGCCGAGCTTCATCAGTTCGGGTCCCGCGCCTTGATCGGCGCGCCGTTGAGCCGCGCTTCGATGCGTCCCTGCTCCTGTACGCGCTCCAGCTCGGACGCGGCGACCTGGTGGCCGGCTTGCCGCAACAACGCGATGGCGACGGTGCGAGCGACGCTGTCGATGATGCCGAGCGTCGTGGGCGAGGCGCCCCCGATCTGTCCCTGCCCGCTACCGATGAGCGCGCCGATCGCGGCCGCCTTGAACGCGCCCTCGCGGTCGCTGCCCGCACCCCAACGGTCCCGCGCATGCTTCTCGACGGCGCCCATGATCCGCGTCGCCTCGGTCGCGACGACGTTCGTCGCCATCTGCAAGATCTCCTGCAGCTCGAGGCCCTGCAGCGGCGGCTCGGACGCGGTCAGCCCCTCCAACGTCAGCGCGACCTGGTGCCGGTTGACGACAAGCGGTGTGGACAGGACCGGCGCTTCGGGCGGCACGTGCGCTAGGTCGTGCGGGGCCTCTGCTTCGTACGCGGCCTTCGCCGCCTCGTACGTGGCCTGCGTGGCGTTCTCGGCTTCGAGCTGCTCGGCGAACTTCACGAGGATGAGCTCGCCCTGGTCCTCGATGACGACGCCCTCACCGATGCTGCCCTCGTCCGAGCGCAGGAACACGAACGCGCCCTCCTCGTACTTGTCGAGCTGCGTCGGCTCGGCCTCGACCTCGGGCAGCGGCGTGGCGCCGGGCCTGCGGTTATCACGGGCGCGCTGCTCGACGAGTGCTGGCGGAACGCCGGCCCAGTACGTCGGCGCGACGTAGTCCTCGCCAGCGACGTCGTCGTACGCCATGGCGCCGAACTCGTTCCAGACCTCGGCGTACGAGCACGACTCATCGACATACGGCGTAAGCCAGTCGATGAGCACCTCGGCCGCTTCCGCTTCGTCGCCCCGCATCTTGATCGACGAGTCCAGCTCGTAGTGCCGTCGGCCCTCCTCGTCCGTGCTCGCCTCGGAGCTATCGACGCCGGAGCACAGCAGTGTGGTCCAGTGCTCCATGAAGTCGGTGAACAGCGCGTGCTCCGGGATTTGCAAGTCAGCCTGCGCCGCTGGGTCAGCACCTGGGTCCGCCATGAAGTTGACGACCGCGATGATCTCGTCGGGCGTGTCCGCCTTCAGGCGGAAGTCGAGGGTGATGTCGAGGTAGTGTCCCATTAGTTCTCTCCGATCGTTCGGTATTCGATGGTGCAGCCGGAACCGACAGCGTGGTCGATGCCGTACTGCATGCCGCCGCTGATGCCGTAGTCGGTGTACACGGCGATGACGTGCGCGACGTTCTGCCACGCGAATCCGGCGTGGATACCAAGCTCGCGCTCGACGGGATCAGCGTCGTCGAGCACGCCTGGCTGCGTGTACAGCCCGTGACTCGCGAACGGCGCCTCGTTGCGCTTCAGGCAGTCGCTCATGCACCGCCGCAGGTACGTCAGGTTCCGCTCCACGTCGCCGGCGTACGGTGACTCGATGATGACGCGCTTCATGTTCGGGCGCTCCTGACCTGCTCGTGCAGGTGTGCCGGTGAGTAGCCGAACACGTCGGCCAGCACGCGCCAGGAGAGCCCGGACGCGCGCAGGTCTCGAACGTGCGCGACGTCGAGCGCCGAGCGTTTGCCGGAACGTGCCGCGCTTCGGTGCCCGTGCTTGCGCGCCCAGTTCACGATCGTCTGCCGATCGCGGCCGAGATCCTCGCCGATCTCGCGGTACGACCGGTTGCCCGCGAGCAGCTCGACGATGCGCGCCATCTCGTGCTCCTGCAGATGCCGATAACTCACTGCAGCACCTCGGCCGGGACGAGCTGGACCGCCGTGGCGTAGCGCTCGCTGATGTTGACATGCGCCGCGCGCCAGGCGCGAAGCCGCGCGTGGGCAACGGCGAACGCATCGTCGAGGTCGTCGACCGTCACGGTTCCCAGCATGAGGTCAGGGACCCGCCAGCGCGTGGCCTGCGCGGTGGCTTCGAAGGTCGTGGGGCGGCCAAGTGGGATCGTCATCTCAGTCGACCTCCATCCAATCAGTCGCGAGCAGGTCGGCCTGCGAACAGAGCCACGGCACCAAGTCGGCCTGCGCCGTGTACATGTAGACGTACGGCAGCGTCATCTTCGAGTGGGCGTCAGGCACCTGCAACTCCAGGTACATCCCCTTGCCGTTCCATCCGGGGCGGGTGACCTTCTTGCCGTCGCGCATCTGCCGTACGGCCCATCCGATGTCAGTGATTGGCATCTCTCGTCAGCCTTGCTCTGCCCAAGTTTTGGTCGCGAGGACCTCGTCGCCGGGCAGGGGCAGCCCGTCCAGCTCCGCGTACATGGCGTCCTCGATGATGGCCTTTGCTTCGTCGGCGCGTGACTCCGGGACGTAGACGCCGAGGTAGTCGTGGACCTGCAGGCATAGACCGGTCCACCGCGACCACTTCCCGAACGGGATCTGGTCGGCGACCTTCAAGATCGCGTCGTTCATGAGCGCCGCGGCCGTGCCCTGGATCGTGTGATTCGGCGGTGCGTTCTTCTTGCTAGGTCCGCCGGGGAAGAAGCGCTTGCGCAGGTGGATGCGGTCCGCGACGTAGCCGAACTCGCGGACCGCCGACGCGATCGTGTGCTGCCAGATCTTCGTCTCGGGGTGGAGCTGGTGCCAGCGCTTGTGCCAGCGCTCCGCGTCGGCCGGTTGGATCGTCGGGAACGTGCGGGCGCCGGTCGCCTTGTCGCGCTCGCTGAACATGGTCTGGAACAGCTTGTCCTCTTCGCCGCCGTACGCCTCGAGGTACTGCACGCGCTTGGCCACCGTGCGCACGTACTTCTTCTTGCCCTTCGGGAGCTTCTTCAGGACGTGGTACGTGTCCATGATGTCGGCGTCGGTCGGGTTGGCGGCTTCGCAAAACAGCGTCGCGGCGTTCAGCAAGTGCGGGTCCATCGGGACGCCGTCGCGGTCCTTGCCGCCGAATGCCCGGAGCAGGAACTGATCGCGGGCGAAGAGCGCGTAGAGCCGCTGCTCGATCTGTGCGAGGTCACTGCCGACGATGACGTGCCCTGGGGGCGCCACGACCAGCTCGCGCAGGTTCGTCGGGACGCCCCGCAGCGGCAGTCCGGTCTTCGGGTCCTGCACCCAGCCCTGCCCCGCCTCGTCGTAGATGTAGGGCGCGAAGGCGCGCGCGGGCCAGTTCTGCGCGTTGGGTGAGCTGGCCCAGCGGCCGGACGGCACGACGTGGATCTTCCACGTGACGTTGAGCAGCGAGAGCGCAGGGCGTCGACTGAGGATCGTCTCGCCGTCGAGCATCACGGCATCGGCGTAGCCGTTGCCGGCCAGGTCCTTGACGTTCCGGACCTTGGCGTTGTCGATGTACGAGCCGCGGAGCTTGTCACAGCTCCGGAACTCGATGAGCGCGTCGATGGCCTTCTCGACGTTGGCGGCGACGCCCTGGTCGAGCAGCTGCAGCAGCGCGGGCGTCGACACCGAGATGTCGTCGCCCTCTTCCCACTCGTGACCCTGCGGCGTCATCACTGGCGAGTAGGACAGGTCGTCGAAGAGCCACGTCCCGACCTGCTGCGGCGAGTTGGGGTTGATCGGCTTGCCCGCCGTGTCTTGGAACTTCTTGGTCAGGTCACGGCAGAGCCGGTTGAACGTCAGGCTCAGCTCACCGCGACGGCGCTCGTCGACGACCAGGCCGAGGTCGCCCATCTGCGACGCGACGGGCGCAAGGCGCGAGTCGACCATGAACTGCTGCTTGGTGCCGCACGCGAGCACGTCGTCGCGGAGCAGTGGCCACAAGCGCCCGGTCACGAGCACGTCGTCCCCGCAGTAGAAGTGCAGGTCGAAGTCCTCGTCGACGTTGTCGGCCGCCTTGTGGTCGACGTCGTGCTTGTGCATCGGCGCCTCGAACTTGCGCCGCATGCAGAAGCCGAGGTCGTGCGGCAGGTCGTTCTCCATCGTGTCGTGATGCGCGAGCATCGTGTCGAAGCAGATCTTGCCGCGGTCGGGGAACATGTCGTGCCGGTGGAGCACCGGGACGTCGAACCCCATGAAGTTGTGGCCGACGATGCGGCAATGCTGATTGACGCGACGGACGGCAGCGACGGCGCGCTGGTAATGAGACGACCGTACCCAATACGGCCGGCCATCACGCCACAGGAACGGCACGACGATGACGAGCTCGTGGTCGTTGGTGATCGGGTTCACCTCGGGCGTCAGCATGTACATGCCCACGCAGCGGATCCGCGCGGTCTGCGTGTTCGCCGAGTCGGTCTCGATGTCCTCGACCACGCGGCACTCGCGGTCTTCCTTGTGCGCGATCATCCAATCCACGGCGCGCTCGATCGTGTCGATGTCCGGGAAGATGCTGTACTGCGGACGCTCCCAGTCGATCTTGTTGCCGCGCGCGGCGATGCGCGCCGCCTTGGCGATGTCGTCGAGGATGACGTGCTTGAACGCGCGGTTGCCGCGCATGGCGAACGCGGGGTGCAGCGTGGGCGCGATGATGACGCCGTGCTTCTCGCGCAGGTCGATGGGGCTGCCGTGTTGGTTCTTGATCGTGGCGACCGTCGGGACGCCGCGCTTGTCCTTGGCTTTGCCGTAGTGCAGGCCGTAGCGCTCGGCGGTCATGCGCAGCGCGTAGCCACCGACGGCGAGGATGGTCGACGCGTTCGCCTCCTCGATGTCGAGGTCCAGTCGCGGCCGGCAGCAGTCGAGCGGCGTCGGCTTGGGCCGGTACGTGGCGAGCGCTTCCTTCTTTGACAGCGTCCGGTTGCCGACGATGACAGGCCCGGCCTTCAGCGCCGCCAGCTTGCGCTTCTCTTCGCGGCCGAGACGCTCGATGTAGCTCTTGAGCCCTTCGGGCGGCTGACACAGCAGCGTGTTGGTGATCGAGGTGTGGTCGCGGGTCAGGCCACCACGCGCGAGTCCTTCAGCGAGGTCTGCGCCAGAGCGGCCGACGAACGGGCGACCCTGCGCGACCTCATGCTTGCCTGGCGCCTCGCCGATGGCGATGAGCTGGGAGTCGCGTCGAATCTCGCCGAGCACCGGACCGCGGTGGCACCCGAAGAGCGGGCACTCCGTGCAGCGCGCGCCGCGTGCGATGGCGCCGGCGTGCGCTTCCTCGGCGCTGTAGGGCCGAACGATGGGTCCGTCGTCGAAGATGCGCAGGTCAGCCATGGTCGAATGTGCCGGCCACGCGTGCGCATGCACGCTTCTCCCACGGGCATGAGGGAGGGTAGGGCCGGCGGGCTACCCGTCTTCTGACGAGCCTTCGCGTGCTGCTACAGCAGGTCGGTCGCGGCCTGCGACGCTGCGGGCGCTGCCGCCGCTGCGACGTGCGCCGCCGCGCCGTTGGTGCCAGCGGCCGGAGCCGCGACGGCCGCGGCAGAGCCACCACCACGCTGCGCCGCCCACGCCGCCGCCTCGGGCGGCAGTGCGGTGCGGTGCGCGTTGATCGCCTTGTTCGCCTCGTAGCGCTCCTTGCTCAAGAAGAAGCCCGCCTTCGACGACCAGTTGCCCGTCTTGTCGTACAGCTCCGCACGCGCGGTGACGTAGCAGGTGCGGCCCTTGAGGGTCTCGCAGATCTGCTCGATGGGCATCTTGCCCACGGCCTCGAGCTTCTCGCGCTTCTCCTTGGTGGTGCCGGTCGAGTCCAGAACCTCGAAGAGCCGATGCGCGTTGGGACGGGGCGGGTCGCTCTTCGCCATGCCGGTGTACGGCACGTACGTGACGAGCTTCTTGCCCTTGTTGTCGTCGTCGCTCACGACCAGCGTGAAGATCACCTGGTAGTTCTCGCTGCTCTTGCTCTTGCCGGCGACGGCGTCCGCGATGGTCACCTCGAAGTCACCGTCGTGCGACAGCAGCTGCGAGGACTGGCCACCTTGCGGGCGCTCCCACGCGCCGGCACCAGAGAAGTCGAGAGGGGGAAGTGTGTCTGCCATGTTGTCCTTGATTCCTTTTGCTAGCTAGCTTCGGTCGGGCAGGTTGTCTTGCCGCGCGGTGCTCCCCCCTGCCCCCAGGGTGCGCGCGGCCTACAAGAGCGCGGCCGGGCTACTGCCGCTCGCAGCGACAGTGAGGTCCGGCATCTCGCCCAGTGGTCGGGGGACGCTGTAACCAGCTCGGTACAGCGCCCAATGGAATTGGTCGATCGCGATGGACTCACCGACGCCGAAGTCCCGGAACTTCCGGAAGTGCGTCTCGGTGAGCTTGGTCATCAGCTTGCGGTTACCGAGGTTGTCGATCACGCCCTCGAGTACGGCGTCGGCGATCGCGCTGACGGCGGTGCGCAACGGTCCCGTCGTGAGCTGGGGTCCGCCGCGATACTTGAGCTCGCCCATGCGCTGCGGTGGATCGGTCTTCGCCTGGCCGAAGTACGCCGGGTCCGCGCGGTGGCAGACCAACGCCATGAAGCACTCCAGTGAGCGCGGGACGTTGGTGAACCAGTCGACGAACTCGTTCATGCCGACGCGCCGGGCGAAGCCGGACTTGCGTAGGTCAGCGAGGCTCGTCTTGATCGCGCCGACGTTGGCGACCCAATCCTCGACGTCTTCGATCTCGCCAGCCCATCGGCGGAAGAACTCGGTGCCTTCGTCCCAGACCAAGCCGGAGTACGGCACGACACCCTTAGCGGCGCCGGCGCTGTACGCGTTCACGATGCGATAGGCCAACTCGAGGTTGGGCGCGCGGGAGCCGACATCGGCCGGCTTCAACTTCGGGATGACCTTGATGGCCACGCCGCCCTTGGCGTAGGGACGCTGCACGACCTTGACGCCGGCCAAGCCGTCGAGGAACGGCGGCAGGTCGAGGATGCTCTTGTCCTTGGCGGCCGCGGGCGTCCATGCTGGGTTCCACGCGAACACGGTCCGCATGTTGAGCCCGAGCACCTCTTCGGGGTTCTCTCGACACCACGAGGCGTACGGCCGCAGCACCTGCTTGTTGGTGAGCAGGAACAGCGCGCCCGGCTTGTCGACCTGGCCGCCGAAGCTCCGCGCAAGCAGGGTTGACTTGCCCCAACCAGGGTCGGCGGTGACGATGATGAATGGCCACTCGGTCATCATTCCGGTGGTGTCGGTCAGCGTCAGACCGATCTCGTCCTTCAGGATGCTATTCACAGGCACGGGCTCCAGCGCGTCGGCGCGGTTAGGCTTGGGTCGGAAGTTGTACGAGCTCCGGCGCGGAGAACTCGCCGGCGAGCACACGGGCCTGCTGATCTTTGGACCGCGCCGCGCACACGTTGAAATAGTCGCACTTGCCGTAGCGGCCTTCGCACGCCGCGTAGTTCGGTGTCGGCTTGCCGCCGGCTTCGATCTTCTTGGTCACGGCGGCCTCGCGGCGCACGGCTTCGACCATCATCAGCTTGCTGTCGTTGTACGCCAACTCGGGCGGCCGTAGTGCGTGTCGGTCGCCGTCGTACGGCAGCGTCCGCTTGATGCGGTTGATCGCGAAGCCGCGGAGCGGATACTTGATGGGCAGCTCGTCCTGGTTCCGGCAGATGTGCAGGTTCTGAAACACCTGGAAGGACAAGCCGAAGTCGCCGTCCTCCTTCCACTTGGCCAAGCGCCCGCTGTTCGCACCGCGCTGCGTCTTGTGGTCGACGATCCACGCCTCGCCGTTCCACACGACCACCAGGTCGTTGCGGCAGGTGATGACCTCGTCGCGCAGATCCGGTGGGCACGCGTCGCCGACGATGCGTCCCAGCGTCGACCGGAACTCCTCCTCGACGTACAGCGGGTGCCAGTGCTCGGCCGCGTACCGGCGTTTGCACCACTCCCCGATCTCCTTCGCCTGGCGAATGAGGTCCGGGTAGCCCTTGCCGTCCTCGAGCAGCGCCGTCTCGACGTCCGGCTTCTCCACGTACCAGTCCGGCGTGACGTCGACCTTCTCGGCGAACCAGTAGGCGAGGATCGTGTGCACCAGCGTTCCCAGGAGCTGGTACGACTTCTGCGCCTTGGGGCGGATGTACATGTGGTAGCGGAGCGCCCAGAGGCGCTCGCAGGTCAGCACGGCCGCGAGTCGGTGCGAGCCGCGGGCTGAGCTGCCCGAGACGCCCGAGGTCGAGGGGCGCGCCGAGAGCTTGGACGGCGACGCGCCTAGTGATGAGTCGAGCACGGTGCCCTCCGTTTTCCCCCGTACGGACAGCGCCGTCAAGAAGGTGGGCGCAGCGGAGGACTCGAACCTCTGGTGCCGTCGCACCTCGCCAGGCACGGGCGCCGTCGCGCTCCATGACTCGCTGCACCACAGTCACGATGCGTCCTCCTCGGGGACGTACGGCTCGTTGAGGTGCGTCCCGACGTGGCCGGCGCAAGCGATCACCGGAACGCCGCAGCAGGTGTCATACTGGTAGTAGTCGACGATCTCGACAGCGCCCCAGCATGGCTCCTCGGCCGTGCCGTAGTCACAGTCGCCGAGGTACGACGGCGTGTACGAAGCGCTGCAGTGCTTGGGATACGTCACGCTGCGTCCTCCCAGTCCTCTCCGATGTGGCCAGCCAGGCGCTCCAGCGTCTCGGCCAACGACTCCTTGACCTCTTCCTTGGTCATGGTCGCGCGGAGCTGGACGGCGCCCTCTTCGTCGGTGACGCGCGCGAGCGCGTCGACCTTCGGCAAGAACCGAGCTTCGCGGTGCTCATCGATCGTGCCTTTGACGACGTAGTACACCAGCGACAGGCCGCGCTCGTCGTACTTGCCGGTCTTGGGGTCGGGCTCGTACGGGCGGTCTTCGGCCTGCAGCATCGCGGACGGGTCGTGGTGCATGTCGATCCAGTGCTCGGTGACCGCGCCGCGGAGCGATACGCCGACCTGGAAGGCGCCGATGGTCATCACGAAGACGCCAGCGCCCTGATGCTCCCGGAACGCCCGCCCCATCTTCCTGCGCGCGTCGATGGACACCTCGCCGTGCGCACACCAAACCTGGCAGCGGACGTCGGCGAGGCGCCGCTTGTACTCGCGCTTCTTGCACTGCTTCTTGAACGCGTCCGCGTAGAGCTCGGCCGAGTCGGGGTTGAAGCACACGACCATGATCTTCAGGCCCTCGATCAGCTCGGGCGTCGTGTTCTCGAGGACGTGCGGGAGCTTCACCTTGGCGGTCTGCGCCATCAGCTTCTTGGTCTTGTCGCCGATGTCCATCTTCCCGCGGAGGATGCGGCGCACGGCCGACATGGCCACGTCGGCCTCGATGCGCAGCACCTGGCGTTGCTTCTTCGGCAGGTCCGGCAGGATCTCCGAGCGCGGACGCATGATCGCGAAGTGCTGGATGCGCTGGTGCAGCTCGGTCTCGGCGTACTGCGACGAACCGCTGTTCTCCCAGCCGTACTCCCCCATGTCGCCGTTGCAGTAGCGCCTGTCGAAATCGAAGAAGAGGCGGTCATCGCTCCACGAAGTCGCCGCACCACACGACGCCGCGTCGAGCTGGCCCCACCAGTCCCGGACGTACGAGAACTGCGGCGTGCCGCCCACGAGCCAGCAACGGTCGATCGTCTCGGCGAGCGCGTTGAACTTCTCGCGCCGGGTCTGGCCCTTCTTCGTCTCGTCGGTGTTGCGCCCGCGGAGCATGTGCGCTTCGTCCGCGATGACCAGGTCGAAGTGATAGCGCGCGAGGTGCGGCACCCAGCCCAGCAGGTCCGGACGGATGTACTTCACGCCAGCGGCGTCCTTGGCCTGCTGCGCGACGATCAGCTCGTAGTTCACGATGACGTAGCGCGCCCGGTCGATCGTCTCGTGTAGCTCTTTGGCGCAGGCGGGGCAGGTCGTGTCGTGCTTCGTGCACGTGCCGTGGCCGGCGTCGATGAGCCTGAGCCCGTTGCTCTGCCCATTGAGGAGCTTGCACGCGTCGCACTGCGAGCCGTCTTCGGCGTGGAAGCCGCGACCCGCACACTGCTTGCAGAACACGCGCGCGACTTTGCCGGCGCGGCCGTAGAGGATGACGGCCTCTTCGTCACACCACGCCGCGATCTCTTCGGCCCAGCCGAGCTTCGGGAGTGCGGGCACGACGCACAGGATCTTCTCGGCGCCGACCAGCTCGGCCGCGGCGAGCGTGATCGGCGTCTTCCCCGACCTCATAGGCTCGGCCAGGAAGCCCCAGTGCCACAGCGCGAGCTGGAGCGCGTCCTCCTTCTGGTAGCCCCGGAGCTTCTGCGCGAAGCCGAGCTCGCGATAGCGCGCGAGTCCCGGCATCTGCATGACAGCCGCAACCCGGCTTGCTTCGTCTTGCAAGGGGAGTTGCGGAGCTGGCACGCCGGCCAGCGCGGCGACGGCCCACGCGATGTCCCACGTGCAGTTGAATCCGCCAGTGGCGCGTTGCACGCCGGGGATGGCGAGGATCTCGTCGGCCAGCGGGCCGTAGGCGTCCGCGCTGATGAAGCACGGGCGTTCGCCGCGGCGGCCCATGGACGGCATGATCTCTTGCGGCGAGAGCGTCACGGTATTGGTGCCTCGCCAGACGCCCAGCGCCGCATCAGCTCGTTGACGATCTCGTCGTCGGTACGTGTGTTCCATTCGGGCTCGAGCTGCCCAAGGTCGCTGGCTGGCCCGTCACAACTGTTGACCACGGGACCTGTCCCGTAGTCCGGGTCGTTAACATAGCGGAGCACGTCGTAGCGCATCTGCCGGATGTCTGGCACAGCGTCATCCTCGGTCTCGGCGTGCTCCCAGTAGCGCTCCAGCTCGATCTTGCGGATGTGCTTGCCGGTGACACCGTACTTCTCGCCGAGCGCTTCGTAGTCAGGCGCGACGTCGGCCTCTTTCGCCTTGCGCAAGTCGAGTTGCAGTTGCAGCGCGCGGGCGGTCGTCAGCACGCGGGTGCCGGGGTCGTCCGGGCGCACGAGGTAGCGCTGCGCGTTGACGACGTAGGTGACGGGCTCGAGGTGGTGCGGCGCGACGCAGAGCTTGTTCATGCAGAGGTGGTCGACGACCAGGTCCGGGTCGGTCCAGTCGTCGTGGTAGATCGCCACGCTGATCCGGTGCACGGGGTAGTTGCTCCCCTGGATGCGCATCGTCCCGTAGGGTCCGCTCTTGGCGCCGGTCCAGACCCAACACAGGCCGAGGTGCCGAACGGCCTCGGGGGTCTCTTGAAGCGACGCCTCGCGCCACTTCTTGTCGAAGCGCCGCTTCACGCCGCGCACGACAGGTACTGCTCGGTTCCGCACGGGAATGGGAGATTCGCCTAAGCCGATCTGGAGGTCAAGCCCCCCGCACCCACTTTTTTACGTGTAAATCTGCCGGCGCTCTCGGCCTGTCTTTTGTGCGTTGACGTTGGGGATGGCTTGGGTCAGGCTCACCAGCGTGCCAGAGGTCAATGCGTCCGCTCCGTTCTCAGTCATCGAAGGAGGGGCAGAGCCTGTACCACGTGAGCCCTCGGGCCGCCAAACCCTGGGCGACTTCCGCGTTCCGTACGGATATGAAATCTGGGGCGACGGCACGTACAAGATCGAGGAGGCGCCCGACGACGAAGAAGAGCGCCGCCGCGAGCCCAGCCTGAGCACTACGCCCACGAGCGCGCGCCGTCGCGGCCTGCGCATCGTCACGCGGCGACCGCTGTGGATCCGCCAGTTCGGCCAGACCGTCGACACCGAAGACGAGCTTGTTCAGCTCGCGTTCTTCGACGCGTTCGGTTCGAGTCCGCGCCTCGAGTGGGTGACGCGCGCACAGATGAGCGACCGGCGACAGATCGTGGCGCTGGCCAACCTCGGCCTGCCTGTACGGACGGGAAACGCCCAGATCGTCGAGGAGTATCTCGACAAAGCGCTGCACGAGAACGCCCCGGCGCTGCCGCGCGTCCTGATGGGCACGCGGTCCGGTGCGTACGAAGTCGAGCTGGACGACGGCCTCGGACAGAAGGGCTGGGGCTGGCTGCTCGGCCGCTCATGGATCGGACCGGCCGGAACGGGCGTCGAGCCCGACCCGCGCGCCGACGGGGGACACTCGAAGGGCTACAGCCTGTCCGGCCTCGAGGATGCGTGGTTCGCCAAGTTCCGCGACGTCGTGAGCGCCGGACCAATCCCCCGCTGGCTCTGCTTCTCGACCTTCGCTGCACCACTGCTCCGCTTCATCAAGCACCGCACCTTCATCATCCACCACTGGGGTGACAGCGGCTCCGGCAAGACGGCGCTGATGAAGTTCGCGATGAGCGCGTGGGGCGACCCGCACACGCTGACCGCGACGTTCAACCGAACCGACAAGAGCTTCACCGAGATCTTCAAGTACTCTGACGATCTCACGGTCGCGTTCGACGAGCTGCAAGCCAGCACCAACGACGACCACGCGCAGGTCATCTACGCGCTGTGCCTGGAGAAGGGTCGCGGCCGCGCGATGAAGGCCGGCGGCCTGCACAGTGAGATCGACAGCTGGCGCGCCGTCATCCGCATGACCGGTGAGGAGCCGATCATCGGCAACGGCCGCATCGACCTCGGCGGCCAGTCCAACCGCGTGCTCCAGCTCAACGCGCCCGCGCTCGACAGCGCGTCGGCCGAAGCCATTCACCAGTGGATGGAGGGGCATCATCACGGCTGGGGCGGCTTCCGCTTCATCGAGCACCTGCGCGACCTCGTCCGTGACCCGCGCGCTGTTCATCTGCTCTGTGAGCGGCACCGGGCCATCCGCGACAAGATCAACAAGAACACCGAGGGGCTCCGCAGCCGCAGCTCGGCGCTCGCTGCAATCGCGCTTGCGCAGATGCTCGCGGCGCAGTGGTTCTTCGGCGCGACCCGCGACCAGGCGCTGCACGGCGCTATCGCTGATGCAATCCACGTCGCGCAGCTCATCGCGGCCGACCAAGAAGAGCAGATGACCGTGGTCGAGCGGGCGCTCCAGCTCTTCCGCGACCATCGCGAAGCCAACCGCAAGCGCTGGATCGACGCGGGCAACGACGCCGGGCGCAGCGTGATTTATCAGAAGACCTACCAAGAGCTGTTCGGCATCGAGAGCGCCGGGCCCAACGCCGACGAGCTCTGGCTTGTCGGCACCGAAGCGAACAAGCTCCTGCGGAAGGAGGGCTTGCCGCCGAGCCGCGTCTGGGTCGACATGCGCCGCGAGGGTGTGCTCCGTATCGGCGACAAGGGCACGGCCGCGCGCCTGTCCCCCGTCCGCAAGTTCGGCAAGTTCCGGAACCGCGTGTACGTCATCCGCCAGGACCGCTTCGACCTCGCGGACGAGTAAAGCGCGGCTTCACAGGCGGCACACCCGGCAGGAGTCGGCGGCGTCTTCCTCTTCCTCGTCTGGCAGTATGCCGTCCTTCGGGATGCCGCGCGGCGTGTCGCCGTCGGCGAAGCGGCGGCGGAGCTGGACGAGCTGCGCCGGCCACGTGTCCCTTCGCGGTGACCGGAACGTGGCGCCGATGCGCTCTTCCTGCTGCACCGCGTCCTCGTAGAGCTCGGGGTGCCGGACCCACAGCTTGTACCAGTCGGAGAGGCGCTGGCCGTAGCAGCGGGCGCAGTCCGTCCGCTCCGGGATCTTGATCCCCTTGTCCTTCAGGTAGCCGACCACGTCTTCGAGGCCCCAGTCCCACTCACGTAGCGGGAAGCGCGTGGTGACCTGCTCGCTGTAGATGTCCTGGCGAGCCTCTTCGTCGGCGCGAAGCCCGACGTACAGGATCGGGTCTTCGAGCTTCGACAAGTAGGCTAGCGTCGGCTCGATCTTCAGCAGCCTGGTGCACCAACGCTGCCGCCAGTTCGGCAGCGCGTCGAAGTGGTCGATCCACGCGTCCAGCGTCCGGTTGCGCAGCCGCACGATCGGCTTGCCGAGGATGCCCTCGAGCTTCGTCCAGTGCGCTTCCATCACGGGCAGCTCGTCGCCGGTCGGCGTGCACAGGTACACGTAGTCGTCCCGGGGCTCGACTTCGGCGAGCCGGAGGGCCAGTGCGGTGCTGTCCTTGCCGCCCGAGAGGCCGATGACGTGCGCGCTCATTCGGCGTCGCCCTCGGTTGTCCCGTCGATAGCCGCGCGCCGTCCAGGGACGATCACGAAGTCCCACTCGGCCTCGACCTCGTGATCGGCCCATTCGGCATCATCCGGCGTCACCATGTAGCCGGCCCGGCAATCGTCTTTGAGCCCATCGCACGGCCCGAGGTCATCGAGGCGGCAGGCGCACTCGCAGTCCACCTCGACGAGCCCGTCGTAGCCCTCGCGCTTGAGGTGCGCCTCGACAATTTGATGTACGTTCACGAGTCACCTCCCGCAGGTTCGGTTGTCCCGTCGATTACCGTTGTCCGGGCCGGGCGGCGAGCCCAGTCCCGCGCGGCGGCCTCCACCGCCGAGGCGACCTCGGCGTGCTGGCCCAGTTGTTGGGCGACGTGCTCGGTCATGAACTCGCCATCCACGCAAGCAGGCCAGTCCATCGCCTCATCCAGCCACTCGCACACCAACTCATAAGCCGGATCGGCGCCGCCACAGCTCGGGCAGTAGGTGTCGCCGCACAGGCAGGGACCCGTCATGTTTCGCCCTCCTCGACGGTTGTGTGGGGCATAACCGTCACGCTGACCTTGTGAAGCCGGCCGCGCCTCGGTGACCGCCGCCGCCGAAGCTCGCAGCGATAGCCCCCACGTCTTCGCCGTCGTCGGATGACCGCAGCGAATAGGCGACAGACCCATCCTCTTTGACGACCCAGATCGCGGCGAACGCCTCGCCCTTCGCCAGCCTGTGGCCAAGGTCGGAGACCAGCTCAATGTTGGGACACTGGATCGACGGGACGTCGAACCCTGCGATCGTCTCCCGCTGCGCCCACTGCGCAGCGCTTTCCACCAACCTGTCGTGGTACCTGAGAATCGCCCGGCCTTCAGTGACCAGGCCTTCGATGTCTCGACCCATGAGAATGGCCCGTTGTTCGAGGGTCAACGGGTAGCTATTGCACGCAGCGTGGACTTCGCGGCAGTTTGGCAGCGAGAAGCGCCACAAGTCGCGGTCCTCGACGTAGTCGATGAGGCGCGGGCGTTCGCCGCCGACAAGCTCGTCCCACGCCAGCCCGGCGCCGCTGCGTTCCATATCGAACACGCAGAAGTCCAGCCCATCCAGTTCGACCTGCGCCGTCTTGTGGTGATCGAGCACCTGAATCGAGGCCGACGCATCGGCCACAGCCAGCAGCGGTCCGCGCTTCCACGAGAAGTCGACGATGACGACATCTCGCCCGCGGAGTC